ACGTAACAGGTTCACTTGCTGATTTACCAGCATTAACTTATCTTTTAGATTTATATAATTGCACAAACATAACAGGTTCACTTGCTGATTTACCAGCATTAACTTATTATTTAAGGTTAGTTAATTGCACAAACATAACAGGTGTATTACCAACAACCGTTACAACAAGTCTAATTTATTTAAACAATACAGGATTATCATCAAGTGATGTTGATAGTACTATTGCCAATATTGTTACAGTAGGAAAATCAAACGGAACACTTGAATTAACAGGCTTAACAAGAACAGCGTCAAGTAGTGCAAATATCACAACTTTAATTAGTCGTGGTTGGTCTATTGCTGATGCAACGATAGTGTAGGAGGTGCAAAATGAAAATATATGTATTAGAAAATAGTTATTATATTGGCGATAATCCGCCACAATATGTATTAGACAATGCACAAATTAAAACGGTTGAAGTTCCAGAAGGAAAACAAATTAAGATTGAAAATTGGGAAGTTAAGTTTGTGGAAGAAGGTAATTTATATGAAATTTAAAGTTAAAGCGTTAGATGTAAACAATAAAGTTGTTTGGATAAAACTAGATGATGACCATAACATTTATCAATCTATAAACTTTGATGATGTAAGTCAATACGTTCAACCGCATTATGATGATTTACGATTTAGCGCAACAACATTAAAGCAAGGCGCAACATCTAAACCTGACTTTGATTATACAAACATTGGGTTATTATTTCCACAAAACGATACAAGCGAAGCAATATATATAGTTGCACAAATGCCACATAGTTGGAAAGAGGGAACAAACATATTCCCACACGTACACGCTCGATTAAGTGGTTCTGGGCAACCTGTTATGAAAATGGATTATAAGTGGTACAATCCAAGCGAAGCAACGATACCGAGTTCATTTACAACATACACATTGGACACAAACACTGCGACTTGGAGTACAGGCACAATCTCAACTATGATTATGAACTCAACACCGATTGATGGAACAGGCAAAACTGCTTCAAGTATAATTATTATCAAGTTATATCGAGATGATAATGTATACAGTGGTGATTTATTGGTTGATGAGTTTGACATTCATTATTTAGTTGATGATATTGGTGATGATGCTGATGATTATGATTTCGAATGAGGTGATTAGATGTTTGTAGGCATTAAAAATAAGAGTGAGGAGTAAACTATGAGTAATCGTAAAAAGAAATATAATAGTATGTTATATAAAAGTGGGTTTAACCACTCACTTTTATATATTACAAAAAAAGAGGTGAATTAAGTGAATGTAGATGAAAATATTTTTGCTTACACAATGTTTAAAGTTGATTTATTAACAAATTCTTTACCACCTAAAGTTTACAATGTGTTTTTTGTAAATAATAAAAAAGGAAAACGTTTAAAAGAACTTGATGATTGGCGTAAAGAATATATCAAAAAGGAAACCAACAAGGTTCCTAAAGAAATTAGAGTTTACAAAAAAGAGGTGAGTAGAGATGAATAAAGATAGTAAAATAATGAAATTTATAATAAGAAATGCTGTTTTAATTTCTTCTTTATTGATTATTTTAGTTTTGATTTCATTAATTTTAAACGGACTAATTGTTTATAATGAAGAAACACAAGTTGCAACATTAATGTTTGCTAATTATGAAATAAATATTTCACCGCAACTTTATTCAACAATTCAAATTTTATCAGCATTGCCTCTTGCAAGTGTAATTGTTGTATCAGTTTCTATTCTAGGTTTATATGTAAAAGTTAATGTTGAAAACAAAAAATCTAAACGTGATTTAGATAAGTTTATGTTAATCAGCGCTAATAAATATGCCATTGATTTGTATATTGATAAAATTATTATTGATAATTCTTTTTCAATTAGTGAAATAGAAAAGGCAAATAAAAAACAAGAAATTAATAATATTATTTCAGAAATTAATGCTTTTAAATTAGAAACTGAAGATACAGCAAACCTTTCAGATGAAGAATTACTTGCTGTAAAACAAGAAACATTAAACCAATACAATAGATTAAAAAATTATTTTGAAAGTATTGGAGATACAATTCAATTAAAAAGAATTTTACCAGCGATTTCAGCAATTGCTTTAGAAGTTGAAGAACTACTCAAAAAGACAGGCGTAAGTGAATAATTATGTTGAATACAATTCAACAATTTGTTTTAGGATTGTTGAAAGCGAGTTCTAAACAAATAAAAGAATTATGTTATTTCGCTTTGGCTGTCGGATTAAGATTTCCTTCATTATTTATTGTATTTTATTTTGTGTTTGTTTATGGAATGGAAGATAAAATTTTTAGATTTGGAAGTTTAACTGTCAATGTAAAAGAAGTCCATATTTTGATTGTATTAGGTTTTGCTTCGTTTATGTTCATTTATATTAGCAAGTTATTAAAAACGAAATTTAAGGCAAAAGATTATGGCACAGGACAAATAATGGTTAGATTTCTACATAAAATAAGATACATTTTAATATTTGGCGGAATTGTAAACCTTTTAATGTTAAAATTTACTTTAACAAAAATAAATACATATATAGGAATAGTTTTAATTTGTTTCTTAGTTAGTTTTTGGTTTGAAGCAAAATATTACGATAGTTCAAAAATAGAATGGAGCGATTAGATGGATAAAAAAAGTCCTTTTATTAATATTATGAAAAATAATAAAGAAGTAGAAGAAGAAGTTACTACAGATAACGAAAAAACAAAAAATTTAAAAGAAAAAACATCTGATTTTTTAAGTAAAAAAGCCCAAAATATTAAGGAAGTTTCAAAAATTGAAAAAGATGAAGATTATAAAGAGGTAAAAGAAGAGGTAAAAACTTCGACACATTCAAATGTCATATTTTTGCTTCTTGGTCCAATCATTGGGTTTGTAACTGGTCCTGCCTTATTCTTGTTTGCGATAGATATAGAGGAAGAACAATTTGCAATTATGAAAATAGCATTATTAGGAAATGCTATTGGTTTATTTTTAACCATGATTATTGCTTATACAGTTTTCAAAGATGGTATTAGAAAAACCACGTTAAGCGTATTTAGGCATTTCTTCACAAAAGGCAAGATTTCAGATATTAAACATGAACAATTAGTAGAAAAAAATGAAGAACTAAAAATCAAAAACGAAGAACTAACATCTGAAGTTAAAAGATTAAATGAAGATTTATATGAATATAACATAGAAAAAGAAATTAAAAAAAGAGCAAATAAAAAAGAGGCTGATTAAGCCTCTTTTATTATAATCTATAGTTGCTATCTTTAGGGATATATCCAATCTCAAATATAAATGAAAATCCAGCGATTAGCAAATACGTATCTTGCTTATGTTTTAAAACTAATTTAAATCCCATTGCTTCTGTGCTATCCATAATTTCAAAATATCTAAATGTTTGAGCAAAGAAACCTAATCTATTTTCACCTAAAATAAAATCATTTAATTTGATAGGTTTATCACCTAGTGCGTTTGGTATTTGATTATCTAAATCATTTTCAATTCTTGAATATCCAGTAATTGTATCACCGTTATCAGAAAACTCTAACTCTCCATCAGTCGTTCCTAATATTGGTACGTTATCTGTTAATACATTTATATATAATTCCAATTGTTCATCAACCAATGAATTAAAATCTATGCTAAATTCATATAATTTTTTAAGATACTCTTCATATTCAAACGATAAATATTTGGTTTCTATTTCGACTTCAAAAACTTCGTCAACATCTTTAAAATAGCCTTGATTACTTATAGATAATTCATCTAATTGGTCAACGGTACTATTAATTATTCTTTGATGTTCGTATAATTTGTTTTCAATAGTTCTATTGTCTATCGCATATAATATATCATCAAACTTGTAAAAACGAGAAAATACCAATTCTGAACTTTCATCCATTGTAAATACATTATTATAAGTGAAGTGAAATTTCAAAATTCTTGTTTGATTTGGGAAACAAATATAGTATTTGTTATTGTAAATAATTGCTGTTGCTTCTTCATCTCTAACAACAAGATTATCAACAGGTTCATCAATTTTATAAGTCTTTGCGTATTCAGAACTTAAATCAATATTTTCAGTTACATGCAACCCTTCTTCAGCAAGAAATATTAATCTACCATCATTAGTTTTAACAACACTATCTGGTGCATAAGCCCCTATATTACTTTCTAGTGTAATAAATTTGAAGAAAGGTTCGTATGGATAACCAGAGACTTCAATGTCGTCACCTTTACCAATTAGAGCAACAATAGAGTTTTTTGTAAATCCTAATAAAGCATTATCTAAAGGAATTATTTTTCTAACAAATTCTTGCCTTAAAGCGTTTAGCGGTATTACACCACTTACTGAAAACCAAGTATCTTTACCACTAAATGATTTGTAAATATTTCTTGTTCCATTATCATAAAGAATTATTTTGTTATAATATTGTATAATTCTTTTGCATGAATTTATTTCTCCACTTGTTGAAGTAATATCTATGTCTTTGTTTTTATCAACGTTACTTACTTCATAACCATACATAAAACCATATTTGTAAAGTGATGTGTCTCCGTTATCTTTATTTCTCATTGTTACCCTGATATTGTATTTTCCTGGTTCTGCAAAGTTAATAATTGTTTTTCTTCCAGTTTCTCCATTTATAAAATCTTCTGATATTTCTATATCAAAAACACTTAAATCATCAGTTGTTTCTTTTTGCGCTTCAAATTTAAAATCATAGTCTTCAATAGTTTTTCCAAATAAAATAGTACAAAATGCTTTTATTATATTATCTACATTTGAAATACCAAATTTATCCTTAGTTCTTACTAAATCAACTTGGTATGTCGCACCATTTTCAAAATCATTAACGCTTTCAAAGGGGTCTTCTAAAATAAGATTTAAACCACCAATTGCTACTTCTTGTGTGTTTGGTTCATATGCAATCTTGTCTACTTCTTGTGCTAGTAAAACAACTCTGTAGTATTCGTTAAGAACATATCTTAAACATAATACTTTAGAGCCAGTAGCAATATAACAATTATTTCCTAAAATAGTATATTCGATTAAATCATCTGTTTGAAAATTTGTTAAAGAATGCTCTGCATCAACATTATTTATTTCGTCCATAGGATATACTAAACTTCCAATACTTTGCGTATCATATCCACCATCATTATCATATTCTAAAACAAAATTTTTTGTAGACAATTCAATTGGACTAGAATTTGGGTCAAAATAAAACGAAACAGTAAAATCAGGTTCATATAATGTAGGCAAATCTAAGTCTTCCCATACTTTAACTCCACCAATTTCAAACTTATCACTTTCATAATCTAAAATAATTGTATCTGTATCTGTATCATATATTTTAATATCTATTGCATCATTTAGTTTATCATAAGCAAGTTCAATAGACCTGTTTACTTCTCCTCTTGGATTAGAAGGAGTTGCTTCAATTTCATCAATTAAAATATTTCCATCTGTTAAATCTAGAGTTTCATAACTTTCTAATGTTTCATTCCATTTTTCTAAAGTTAATCTTAAATAAATATTTTGAACTTCATCTGTTGAATTGTAAACGTATGATATTTTCATTTCAACAAGAACATAATGGTAGTCGTAATCGTATCCAAGTATTTTATATTTTTCTATTAAATCTTCTAAATCATTTCTTGTTGTTCCATCTTCCAAATAATAATATCGTTTATAATCCATTTTAAAAACTAAGTCTCTAATAGAAGTGTCGTAAGATGAATAGGCATCTTTTTTGTAAATTAAAATATTTGTGTTAGTAGTTGCTGATGATTTAGAAACCCATTCTCCTAATTCATTATTAAAAGTTTCAAAACTTCCATCTTCACTTGTTAAAAATTCTTGTTGCCAATTTCTTTTTACAGGATTAAAATTAAAAGATGGTCTATAATCATATGAAATGGCCGTGTCTAAATCTACAAGATATATTTTACCGTCAATTGCAATTAATTTAGAGTTAATTGCTAAATCCGTTTCTTTTGGGGATGTATGATTTTGAAATTGAAATTGTTGAGAAACTTCGTCAATTGAATAAGGTCTTGCCGAAAAATCAATATAAGCCTGAACCTTTCCGTCAGGTACTAGGTCTGGCATTATATCTTTGTATCCTAACCTACGAACCAAAGAACCTCTCCTATTTAAATCAACATTTTTCATTAAAGGAAACTGTTTATCGCTAAGACTTCTGTTACCATAATTAGATACAAGACCTTTTGAAAAATCTTGTATTGTTGCCTTTTTAAATCTGCTGTTTTCAGCCATGATTATAACCCCCAACTTTTAGTAACTGTGTGTTGAGTTCTTTGATTTCTTAGATATTTATCAGAAATAAATTGAGCATATTGATTTTTCATATCAATAAATTTATTCAAATATAAGTTTGATGTATCGTAATCCTTCCACCCTTCGTTATATTTGTGGATTACATAATAATTAATTAAATTATAAAACTTTTTATCTAGTGGAATTTCTAAACTATCAAGTTCAGTTTCGTCGGCATCCAATGTATATGTAGGCAAATCTTTATAATAATAAATTTTAATTTCACAATTATTTTCAAGTAAATAAGATTTTACATTTAATATTGTATCGTTATTACTTAAATAATAAATATGTTGTTTTTGATGATATGTCGTGTTATTTTGATTTGGCAAATAATTTGAACTTACAACTTCATCGTTACTTTGACTTCTTTCTTGAACAGTGTAAATTTCACTTCCATAGATTATTTCTACTTTAATAATTTCTTGAAAATTTTCAGGCAATTTAATAGCGTTGTTTTGAATATAAATCTTATCTTCTATTTCATCACTATCTTCAAGTGGCTTAATTTGGTCAACCGTGTTTAAATACGTTTCAAGAGTTATTGGGTCCGTTCTTAAAGCAACTTCATCATAATTAACTATTTCACCGTTACTATAAGGTTCTTCAATGTTTTCTGTTGTTTTGATAACTGTTCTTACGGTTTCTTCTTCTAGTGCTTCTAAAATTTCAATTGCAGTAGATAGGTCAAAATCGGTGTTATCAATCGCTAACAACATAACACCATATAATCCATCAATGTATAATTTAGGAACTCCTGAAGTTGCTCCTGGTTCTATCGTATACCTAATTCCAAAATTGACCACACCACTATAATTCATTTCAAATTTCTCATAAATTTCATACCATTTATCACTTTCAACGGTTGTTGGTGTGACATCGATTAAGTCTGTATTTGTTGGTGATGCACCTGTTTCATCGGCACCATAATCAATCACAACCTCTATTTTCATTCCAGAATAAGATGTGCTATCTTGTGGTACTTTAAATCTAAAATTAAAAAATACGTTATCTCCGCTTTCTACTGTGGCTTGAGAAGGATTGTAAATTTCGACGTACTCAACAGGGTCTCCTGTGACTTCTACTTTACCAATATTATTTACAGCAGAAAAAGTTACGTCTGTATCTCTTGAGAACCAAACATATTCATCTCTTACAACTTCTTCAAATGCACCATTTATAACCATATTATTTGTTTCTGAAAATTTAGCGATTGTTAAAATTGTTTTGTCTTCGTCGTAAATATATTGACTAATAACATGCTCATCTTCCCAATCCTTAGAAATTGTTTCTCCATCTTCTACGTAAACATCATAAGTATCAACAGTTGTTAAACGATAATCTTTATAAAGTTTGTGCAATCCGTTTTTAAAAAGTACATACAAATAATAATCGTTATCCAATGGGGCTTTAATAGGTTCTGTTTCGATTTTAGCAACTTCACTCAATTGTTCTATTGCTTCGTTAGTCCAAAGTAAAAAATCTTCAGCGGATATACTTTTTCTTATTGTTTTTTCCGCTCTTTTTTTAATTTGAGATAGTGTTATCATATTTTATCACCTTTCTAATAAACATCAAAAGTTCCGTTTAAATATTCTACAACTTTGTCCGATGCTTTTTTCATTTTTATTCTATCTACTTTATCATTCCAATCATCAAGTCTACTATTGTAATCGTCCACTCTTTTTAAAATTAATTCTCCATGTTTTGAAAAGTCATTAGCATATATTTTGTCAATGACACTTGTGTCTAATTTTTTACCTAAAGTCATTTGATATGTCGTCCAATTGGATATTCCTGGATAAAAACTTTTTAAATCGTGCAATTCAAATTTTTCATTTTTAGAATTGTAAACAACAAATAGTGTTTTTGAATAAGTTTTTATTAACTCTGGTATTTTATAGGTGCTTGTGAAAATTGGGGTTAAAAACTTATTGTGCATCAAAACATTATAAATTTTTTGTTTTTCTTTCAAATTATACTTTAACAAACGAACCACCTCATGTTAATTATACAATAAATTATATTATTTGTATATAATAAAAAGCATCATCACATAATGTAACGATACTTTCTTTTAAAAATATGACATATTTCCTCCTTTTACCTCATTTACACTTGTACTCGGTGTAACGTGGGTATAATTAATTATATAATATTTGTCACTTAATGTCAAAAAAATGCAATAAGCACTACAAATTGTAGTGCTTATCTAGGAAATTAGAACAAAAAACAGAACGTGTGCACGCACATTTTTATTATACACTAAAAAAAATATAAAACAAATAAAAAAGCCAAACCAACGGCTACGGGTTCGTTGATTTGGCTTAGTGTGTTTCGCTTGTTTCATTCCCAAGAATGAGTGACAAGCCTTTATATATATTTTACATCAGAGTGTGAACTGCAAGTTTTCCATCTTGCAACATTTAATCACTATAACTGATGGGTTTAACAGTAAGAGGGCTGTCTCCAACCCTCTAAGGAAGGGGATGTGTGAATAAAAATTATTCACCATGCTATGTTTGTACTCGTTCTCCACAAGTACAGACGTAAGGGATAAGTTGCGACAATGTCGCTGGCACTGAATGAGTAGTTTATAGATACAGTACTTGTCGAGAGTTCGTATCACTCATTCAGCATCAGCGACACCCACTAATTAAAGTGGAATGTCTTTAACTATAGAAAGGAAGTGACACTCAATCACAGTTATATTATATGACATTTATATAACTTTTGCAATAATTTTATTGTTTATTTTGTGAATTTAATATTGAACCATTTGTTCTAATTGTCATTATTGTGTTTGTCACCGCATGTTTTAGCGCATAAACGATTGAATTAGTTGCGTCTATAATACCCCTATCAATTAAATCAACAACTTCCCAATTTGAAACGTCAATTCCGTATTGATAACTTTGATATTCATCAAAATTATTAAAAAATTCAAATGGTGTTTCTATGCCTGCATTTTCACAAATTTGCATAAATGGTTTAATTAAAACTTCCAACAAAACTTTTTTACCATATAAAAATGATTTATTAATTTTTTCTATATCTTCTAAGTTTTCTATTTCATCATCTAAATTCAAATTTTCTTTAAAGTAATAATATGCGGATTTAAGAGTGTTTCCACCGCCAGGTATAATTCCACCTTCTTGTGCTGTTCTAACGGTTCTTAGGGCGTCATCTGTTTTTTCCATCAAATCTTGATATTCAATTTCTGTTGCTCCAAAAATTCTCAACACAGCAACTCCGCCACTTAATTTAGAAATCCTTTTTCTAATTTCATCTTCTTTCATTTTTGATTTTGTAATATCTTTATTTCCCAATAATTCTTTCAATAATTCAATTCTATCTTCTACTGATTTTCTGACTTTTTCATTGTTTAAACCTTTTAATATTGTCGCTTCAATTCTAACGGCAACTTCATCTAAATGTCCTAACAGTTTTTCAAAATTATCAATACCGTTTTTAACCAAAGGTTCAGTCAAAGTCATCGTCCCTAATGTAACACTCTCTATATCGCCTAAAATTTGCTCGCTGTCGGTATTTGTACCACCAGGTGATAATATAGCCTGGAAATCACCAATAAACTCAAAATACTTATCACTGCGCTTTGTAGATGCCATTAAATCAAGAACACTTTCAGAATATTCTTTAGCAATTATCAATAAAGAAATTTTCTCTTTATTCTCTTTATAGTGTTTTTTCGCTATCGTATGAAAACTATTTAAAATCGAACTTGCATCTTGAGCGTGTATTAATTTATCTTTTAATATTAATACTTTAACATTTTTCATTTCAGAAAATTGTTTTTTTATGTCTTCTTTTTTTAATAATTGTGGAGATAACAAGCCATATTCTAAGACCATACCTTTAATAATTTCTAAATAACTTTCATTTTTATAACTGCGCATTCTTTGAATAATTCCGTGTTCTCCGATTGCATCAATTGCATCAACGATTAATCGTGAAAGATGTTCTTCTCTTGAAGCGATGTAACTAGCATTAAACAATTCTTCATTTGTTTCAACTGGTTTTGAAATTGAAAATAAGTAATCAATAACCTCTTTTACCATTTCTTTTAATCCGTTAGCAAAAGAAATTGGATTTAATTCGTGCATTTCAATTAAATTATAACTTTTATCAACTAAATTAGTCATTAAATTACATGTTAAACTTGTACTATCACCAGCCATTCTTGCTGTTCTATCCATTGCGCTAATAACAAGTCTTGCTCCAATATTTTCTTTGTTGTCTTCTAGTTCGATTTGTCTAGCAATATTGATACCATCATTAATAATCAATGGTGAACCATCCATCATTTCAATCATTGCATATCTTCCTAAAGCACCCATTGTTGGTGAAACTAAACTATCAACCTTTTTCATTCCTGAAATAAGATGTTCTAATGTTTCTTTTTTGTTCTGAACTATCATTTTATCTCTTTTCATGTAATTACTCCTTTACTTTTGCTCCGACATGATTATAATTTATTAAAATCAATTTATCTTCTTCAGAAGGTATTTCGTTACCTAAATATTCAGTTATTGCATACTTATTAAAAAGTTCCATATATTCAGGCACTCTACTACCTTTACTAATTAATACACCAATTTTTATTTTTGCATATTTTTCGTTAGCATTTGCTACACCTATTTCATTGTACGCTCTTTCTTCTTTTGGTATTTTTATTAAAACATTTTCACCAAGTGCTTCATACTTCATTAAATCACCTCAATCCCATCTGAAGGGAAACACCAAAATGTTCCACCATATTCTTCTTCTCCTTCATTTTCAAAAACATCAACATCGTAAAATACTTTTCCAAACGAACTAATTTGAAATGGGTTCTTATCATATTGTTCAACATCAATGGTGTGTCTTAAATCTTTTTTTTCGCATAACTTATCGATTGCGCTTCCAACTTTATCCGTTTTAAAAATTTCTTTATTATCCAGCACACTTACAAATATCAATAAATACATATTGTTTTTCCTCCTTTATTTATTATTCCTTTGGCATTTGGTAAACTGATGTTTCCTTGTATTTATATTCACCTAATTGTCCTTGTATACCGTTAAAATATTCATACCTAATTGTATCGTTTTCTTGTGAGGCTTTCTCTATTTCATCTAATACTTCTAATGCACGTTCTTTTGATTTGTATGTGCCAAGAGTATAGTTATTTAATTCTAAAATTGTTTTTTTGTTTGCATTTCTCGTTATATTTGAAATTTTATTGTCTATTTCATTTAAATAATCTTTTTTAGGTCTTATTAACTCAAAACTATTAGTGTTGATTATTTCTTGCCTTTCCAATTCTAATTTAGTTATTTTATCCAATACTTCTTTATTGCTACAATCATCTAAAACAATAACTTCTATTACATTATTATACGGCACTAAAGCCATTCTATCTTGTGTTCTTATACTCAACATTTAATCACTCCTTATATTCTTTTATAACCCAATGATACTTATCCCAATCAGTAATTATTTTTTCAGCATAATATTTATTATCTAAATTTATTTTTTCATTACTAAAATCACCATTTATAATAATTTGTTGCTGTTGACATTCTAAACAGTATTTAAACTCATTTGTCAAAATCAATCTCTTACCACATTTTTTACAATAATCACTCATCTAATCACTCCTTATTTTTTTCTTCACAACCATTAGGGCAACGTGTTTCAAACATTGGTGGATAATAACTTATGTAATACACTTCTAATTGTGTTCCACAATATTTACATTTTTCTTTACATTCCATCTAATCACTCCATAACTCAAATTTTTTTAACATATCATCTAATTGTTTTTCAGTAACACCATACATTCTTTCGCCATACATATCTTCATATGCGTAAATTGATTTTCTTTTGTGTTTACCAATAATTGTTATGCAATAATCTTCGTGACACCAAGTTTGTCCTTTTTTATATTTTTTCATTTAATCACTCCTTAATTTCAATATGTTCAACTGATAAACTTTCACATAAACAATCTTGTGAACAAAATATATTATCTTCATCACAGTCAAAATATTTTACAAGTAAATAGTTATCTAAAACTTTATAATATTCGTTTTCAATGTAGCAACCACAATTCGCACATTTTAAGTTTTTATTCATTTAATCACTCCTTAACACAAATCCAAGTACGGCTTTGTGGTGGTTTTGTAAGTGGCACATCACACATAGCAATGTTTGATTTTTTGTAACTAACAAACTCTGTAACATCTTTTGGTTCAATTGCTTGTACTTGGTCGAGTTCTAATGCGTATTTTTGTGACCAGTTATAACCTTGTGCAATAGCAGTTACGCTTGATATACCTAAACTACTTCTTACATCACGAACATGTTGACAATGTTCAATATTTATTGTACGCTTCACAACTGTCTTTACTACTACTTTTCCATTAAGTTTTTTCTCACCAACAAAATCAAAACCACCTAAATTATAGTTTTCTTTATAATTATTTATAATTAAATTAGGCTTTGCTTTAGTACAATAAAAATAAATAACCGTTCCTACTGGCACTTTCCAATTTCTAAACTCAAATTTCTTTGTTCCATCTAAAATCATTTTCAACCATTTAGGTTTAATTGCTACCATTAATGCTTTCTCATATTTATTCATTTTGTGCCTCATTATTCCCAATTAACTTGAATTGCAAATTTATTATTTCCTAAAAATGTTATACCAACAAAATTACATTCTTCATCATCAATTTCAACTGTTGTATCTTTGCTAAACGAAATAGACAAATCACTTTCAAATACATACACATCAGATGTTACAAATGCACCACCGTATACTTCGCCATCAATTATAATTGAAACATTACGTTCTAATTCTAATTTAATTTTATTTTCGTTATTCATTTTATAATCTCCTTATAATTTTTTATTATGTCATATTTTGACATATGCAAATATTTTTGAGTTGTCGTTAATTTAGTATGTCCTAACAAATTCTTCTTTCTCAAAATCCCACTCATATTTATGTGTTTTAATATCCACTAAAGGCATTTTAATTTGTGAGTTATGATATTCTCTTAACTTATGCAATTCATCAAAATATTTTTTAACACTTGGGTGTTCATCATCTAAAGTTCTATTACAATCTAATGGTGGATATTTTTCCCAAACATCATCACTATTAATAAATTCAACAATATAGTTATATGTATATCCAACAAGTTTCCCATCTTTATCCAAACTTCTAAACAAACTAGGCATTCTTTTGTTTTGTTGAGTTAGAAAACCATCGCCATAATCATCAATACAATTATCCCATTCATCTTCTTCACCTGTAATTGGTGTTAAAGGTTTTCCATCAACCAATTTATCAAATATATGTTTTGTTAAATTTGCACTCATTCCTGAATGCTCTTGTTCACAAAATGTCTTAAACAATTCTAAAGCACTATCATAAACACTTTCAATATAATCGTTCATAACATCTTCTTTATTATTATCAAGTTCAACTAATTTTGCTTTTTCTCCTTCAAATTTAAAATGGTAAATCATCTTCATTAACATTGACTTCGTTTTCTTTTATTTTTTCTTCCGCTTCTTTTTTATCCATTTTAGAACGCACTTCATTATTTTTTGGTTTTAAATCTTTTTCTAAATCTTCATCATTAATTGCTTTTGGAAATAAATGAATTTTATTTATTGCTAAATGATTTAAAATCATTTTAGTACCATTAAATTCAGCGTTTTCACTTCTCAATTCACCTTTAAAACCAATCAAATCACCTTTCTTAACAAACTTTTTAATTGTATTAATTCTTTTACCACTAATCTTACAATTAATAAAATCAGAGTGATATTTTCCATTTGTTTTGTAACTTCTTCTAACACCTAATAACAAATTACAAACCTCTCCACCATCTTCATACGTATGGAATTTTATGTTTGTAACATAACCTACTTCTGTAACTGAATTAATCATTTGATTTTCTCCTTTGCAAAACGTTTTTCTTGTCTTTTTACCTTGAAATCAAGTTGGTCATAAACTTCATCTTCGTTATCATAAACGACCATTAATTGAAATATCATAATAAGATTATCTGCCATTTCAGTAGAAACGTGTGATTTAATATTTTCATCTATTGCGTCAATTAATTCCTGTGCTTCTTCTTGTGCTTTTTCACGGACAACTTGCATGCCGTTAATTTGCGCTAATTTTTTAATTCTATCTAACATTGTTCGTTACTCCTTTCAGTATACTTTATTTCATAACCTTTAACTTTTCCGTAACTTCGCAACACTTTATACAAATACTTTTCATTACATCCTATAAAATCGCTCGCTTCTTTAATATTGCTTGCAACGTGGCAAATTAATCCGTTTTTGTATATTGCTAAATCATAATCACTTGGGCTAAATATAGGCTTTCTCTTCTGCATTTTTAATTTATTAATCATCCCATTCTATCTTCTTGTCTAAATTTTCTTTGTTGTTTTTTAAATCATCGCTAATTGACTTCACTATAGTTCCTTCAAAATCGCTAATAGGAAATTTCATTTGATTATCCAAGTTTAAATCTTCAGCACCGATTTTAAATTCATCGATAGCGGATTGCATTTTAATTTTTTTTATGTGCATATAATGTTTTGCTTCACCGATTGTTTCCACCATATAATAACCATTAACATCACCAATTATTTTTCTTTTAAATGTCGCTCCATTTTTTAATGTATATCCACGATTATTTATTTTTCTAACAATTCCTCTAGTTTTTCTTTCACTAATGTTAAATTGCCTAGAAAGTTCTTCCATTGAAATCGCATTTGCTTTTCCTACATGATTATATTTCATTCTATTATAAATTTCATAAACAATGGTAGGGCATTGTTTTATTGCGTGCGTTTTTTTAAAGTTAGAAAAGTCATACAACAGCGTTATATAAGTCCCTCTATTGTCTGATTTGCGTGCGATTTTTCCTTCGCTTTCCAGTTTTTCAATTGCTCTTCTGACCATAAACTTATCACAATCATATCCCCTTTTGTTTAAAACGTTAGAAATCTTTTGAAATGACGCTCTAATTTCATTTGTCACCGTTTCTTTTAATAAATCAAATACAAGTGCTTTGAAACCATACCCTTCTAATTTATTCATGTTTCCTCCCTTTTCTAATAATTCTTTTTGAAATATGAATGACTTTTAACAACAAATTCTTTTGGCTCTAACTTGTCATTTGTATTAAATATTTTTTTATAGTATTTATTTTCGTGATTTAATTTAATAAAATTAACAACTTGAGCCGTGTTTCTCCATCTTTCTTTTTCCCCACCGCCACAAGACATAATTCCTATAACGTTTTTTGGGTTTTTATTTAAAGACATAAACATGTTTTTTAATGTATAAAATAATACTGACGTTCGTTTTACTTTCATTTCATCTTCTAAAAATGTTTCTACTTTTAATTCTTCTCCAGTCATTTTCTTCTCCTTTTTAAAATGGTATTTCTTTTTTATTTATTGTGTAAGTTGTAACATTATGTGGTGGTAATTGTTTGGTATTCTTCGTTGTTGCGTTCTCAATCTTTTTATAAAAATTACTATGCCCATTTTTAACGCTTACATGACACAATGTAATCTGTTTGCACATCGATAATTTAAAAGTATCTAAAATTTTAATAGTTTTTTGAACACTTAAATGGCCAGTGTCTAACATCATATTTCGCATCATATGAGTTTTTAAATAATCGTTTTCATCAAAATTCGCTTCATCAAAATCGTTTTCATCAAAATTCGCTTCAATTAAAATGTATGTCGGTTTAATATTTTTAACACTAAATTTTAATTGACCAGTATCTGTTATATAAAACATATATTCTCCTATTTTGTTTTTCAAAACAAAGTTAAGAGGTTCTCTTGCATCGTGTTTAACTTCAAATGGAACAATTTTAAAATCATTAGTTTTGAACATTTTCCCACTTTTAATAACAAAAATATCTTCTTGTTTTTTGGTATGTTCTAAAGTTCCATCAGAAGCGTATATTTTCATATATTCTTTTAAGTAATTAATGCCACGCATATGGTCATTATGTTCGTGTGTTATAATCAAACTTTTTATTTGTATTAATGAAACATTTGCTTCAAACAATTTTTTCATAAGTTTCTTTTTCGACAGGCCACAATCTAGCATAATATAAGATTGACCATCATCTTGTGAAATCAAATGGCAATTCCCATGACTTCCACTACTTAAACTAATGTGTTTAAACATATTTACCTCCAAAACAAATTAAAAGGGGTTGGGTGTCAACCCCTTTATTTAACTTTTAAAAATCACCAAATTCATCATCAGGTTCATCGAAGAAACTTGTTTGTCCTTCTTCAATTTCCCCAGTTTCTCTATTGTGTTTTGGCAAACTATTTGCTTTTTCTCCGTCTTCTTCTTTTTCTTCAAAATCTTTTTCACCTAATTCTACATCTTGCGGAACAACATTACTTTTTTCAAAATCATAGTGTTTATTTTCATTCTCTCTTGCGACATCTAATAATTCACTATCAATATTAGAAGTTTCAGCAAACCATTTTGTAAGACGGTTATATACACTTCTACGAGCAAATTCTTCTTCAAACTTATCTTTGTTTTGCGCTGATTTAAAAGTCGCTTGAGACCAAGCATCTTTAATTTGAGCCATCGTCATAATTTCAGCACGAACAAATTTGTCATCTTTAATAGTCTTAGCAACTGCGTAAGCACCGACAATTTTTTTGCTATTAATATTGGTATAAGATTGTTTATGACTAATGTTTTGGTAAACACCATCAATGATTTCATAAGTAAAATCATCGTCTTCGTAAATTGGTTGTGCCGACATTTTAATACCTAAAGCACGATTTACAGTATACATTTTACCAGTGTATTTTTGGAACCACGTCATTTTATTTCCATAAACAATAAAATAACCATGTTTATCAGGGTATTGACCCAATGTAACCATATCAAGCAACGCTTCTGCTTTACTTTCTTTCGATGCTTTGTCAAAATCTTTTGCGTTTTGCATTGCAATATATCCTTTGGCAAGTGCGTTCCCTACCGCATAATCGTTAGGAATAACAAATCTTCCCATTTCACTCTTTTGCATCAAAGAATTTAATACTTTGTCACCAATGTTTCTAGGCACTACCAAATCATTTTTCTCAGCAATTTTTGCCAACTCTTGTTTTGTCAATTCTTTTTCTTTCATTATTTTTCTCCTTTTTTATCTTTGTTTTTTTCTTTTGCTTTATTAATCATTTCAAGTGTGTTTAAAATAGTAACAATCATCAATTTGCTTTCTTTATTGCTACCTTTAAATAAAATTTGTGATACAACAGATAACGCTTGTAATTTAACGTCAACATTTAGTGTTTCACTTTTAACTTCTTTTTCTTTTTTAACTTTATCCAACTTTAATCGCCTCTTTCGTTTAAATTCTCTCTTGCCCAATCTTGACAATAATCTCTTCGCTCTTCAAGCCATTCATCAGTCATTATGTCACCGCTAAATGATGTTGTGACTGTATAGTAACATTGATTATACAATGTCCGATATGGCTCGGTTGCCTTTTGCCAAATAAGGTATGAGGCTATGACAACCAACACCACGATTAGTATTCTATTAATTTTCTTTTGGGTAATATTAAGCATCTTTAATTTCTCCAATATCTTCTAGTGCTTTTTTAGCATCTTCTTTGGAGACGCCTTCCTTCAACATTGTCATTGAATATTCGGAAACAAGTGATATTTGCTGTTCTCTTGTCTTGTTTTTAAAATCTCTCATTTGTTTATTTAATTCTTTATTTTTAGTTTCGTACACATTATTCACCTCTTTCTTCTATAATTAATTTGTCATCATTTGTAACAACACAAGCAAACACTTGCGCTTTTGTTTTTGGAATTGCATCACTCATAGATGTTTTTTCATCGACTAGAATTGGTACATAAATTTTATAGAAGTTTTGGAAAAATCTAACAAATTCAATTCCAGTTCTTATTTTAGTTCCAGTATTAACGTTTGTTGTTAAATCAATACCGTTGACTAAAATTCTAAAAACATTTTTAGGCGTTCCATCGTTTGTAAAATCTAATAATTTAAACTTGATTTCATCGCTGAAATGTTCTTCTAATTGTTTTGATAAAATCTTATTTTTAATTTTTAAATATTCATTATACAAAGCGACTTTTTCCTCTTGTTTTTTTAATGCTTTAATTTTGAGTTTTTTGTCCTTCAATAAAACCTTACGTCTATCAAGATGTTTTTTGTAATCGTCAGCAACCGATAATTGACCATTTAATCTTTCTAACATTTCTTCTTGTTTCTCTAAATCTTCATATGTAATTCCTTGTTCATCTTCTCCAAATTCTTTTAACTGTTTGACCAACTCATCTTTTTTATCGTAAAGTTCATTTTTGTCTTCCTTGTTAGGTTGACCTTCTCGGTATTCTTTTAAATCTTTTTCAAACTCTTTAATACGATGGGTTGCATCTTCAATTTTTTGTTTGACCGATTTCCCACTTTTGATTATTTGGTTTTCTTCTTCTCGATAGAATTCAGTTCTTTCCTCAACTAACTTTTCGATTTTAGGTAATGTTTTAACTTTTAAATCAAAACGTTGTTTTAGGTCTTCTAATTCAGATTTAAGTCTTTGTTTTAAATCAGTAATTGCATTTTGAATATTATTTTCTTTGTTTTTAATTTGTTCTTCTTTTGAAAGCAAACTATCCTTAGGTAAGTCTTGACCACAAAGACTACAAACATTTTCGATTTCTTCGTCTTGAACATTAATTAACTCATCTTGTTTGTTTTTAATTTTATTATTATAACGTTCTTTTATTTGCTCTTTATCGGTTTTATAACGGTCTTCATAAGCACTAATCTCTTTTTGATGTTGTTCTTCGACTTCAGAAGCGACATTTTCAATTTTATTTCTAATAATTTTGATTTTATCAATCAATCCAAGTCGTTTTTCTTTCAATTCTTCGACATTTTTTCTTTCACGATTGATATAATATTCTTTTTCATCAATCATTTCATTTTTGTGTCTTTGAAAATCATCATAAAAATTCTCAATTTCAAGTTCTACCCTGTTGATTTGTTTTTGAATTTTATTCTTTTCTTCAACATTTTTGTTTCTAAGAGAAATGATTTCACGATATTTATTTATTTTTTCTTTAACAGTGTTTCGTTTTTCTTCCAATTCGTTAAAATCTACTTCTTTATTAAAATCATAACTTTCAATCGTTGTTCCATTTTCTTTGATGTAATTTTTGACTTCTTCTACTTCTTTTTTGATGTTATTTCGCTTTGTTTTCACATCGGAAAATCCTTTTTCAAAAGGAATATCTTCTAGTTCATCAAGCATTTCAAAGCGTTCATCAATATCACACATTTTTTGATGGTTGATAGGGTCGATTAAATCCATTACAATTTCACGCTGTTCATTTTCGCTTAAGTTATTTGTAAAATGATTAATGTTTGATAATAGTTTATACATACCATCATCACCAAAAATGTCACTTACAAACTTATCAAATTCACTTTTTTTATAAGAAATTCCATTAATGAAATATTCTCTTTTACTTGAGTTTTTATATTTTACATATTTCTTTTGGAAAACATATTCTTTTGCTTTTCCATCAGTTTCTACATTTACACTTAGTGTTATTGTAGGTTTTGTGTCATCAATATGTTTACCATCTTTATCAACTGGTAAAACTTCAAAATATTTATCACTGACATCATTTAAATTTTTACCAGTCAAACACCAAGTAATTGCGTTTAAAACAGTTGTTTTTCCAACCCCATTTTTTGCTTTGAATAAAGTAACTCCATCTTTAAATTCGTGCGTAAAGTTTCTCAATTTCATAAAATCAATAATTTCGATGCTTTTAAATTTAATTTCTTTCATTTTCCTCTCCTTTTTCGTTTTCAACCTTCAATAATATTGTATCACAGAATATAACGGTTGTCGTTAAAAAAATATTTATTGAACAGCATTTATCCAAGACCTATTTTTTTCTCTCTTCATTTCTTTTTCCCTAAGTTTTTTATACTCTTCTTTGGTTATTAACCGCCAATCTCCATCAGTTTCAAAAACGACCCTATAATCACACTTTACTTTCTTACACGTTGAATAGTGGGGACAGTGTTCGCATTCGTATTTAGGTGGCTTATTCATCTATTTAACTCCTCTTTAATTTGCTGTAGTATTCCTAGATATTGTTTGCCTGTTAAATATACTACATCTACAATTTCAACCATCTCACGAATACGTTGTTCTCGTGCTTCTAATTCTTTAATGCGTTGTTGATACTCTAGTTCTATTATATCAATTAATTCCAACACTTCTAATTCTTTACTCATCTCAATCGTATCTCCTTTTTGGTAAGATAGTCGTATATCAGTTTTTGACGTTCTCTTTCGATGCCCTTTGCCATGTTCATCATAAACATAAATCTTGTTTTATCATCCAACTCACGATATTGCGAATGTTTTGCAATTCGGTTAGATGGATACACAATCAATCCAATGTCGGTATCCTTGATGTGTTCCTTGACATAATCTTTCAATTCAAGTGGCACAACATAGTAATTTTTGTTGCCCACAAAGTTATGTCCGTTTTTGCTATTGAAATCAGTCTTGCTTATCTTAATCTCATAGCAAGTAAACTCGTCATTGTAGCGATTGTACCGCATAATATCGACATTTCGAGTTCGGCTGCCATCTATTGTGAAATTCACTGCGGTTTCAGGGCAAAGTAACACACCCTGTTTCCGTTGATACAATATTTGTTTCTCAATTTGACGGGTCAATTCACTTTTTCCCATCTAATTGTCACCTCCTTTATTTGATGACCTTTAAACATTTTCATAATAACCCACTTTCTTTAATTTTATCCAATTGCTCTTGAGTTAGTTCAATAGTTACTTTCTTTTTAAGTCTATTTTCAATAATTACTCCTTTACTATTTTCCCAATAAATCATATTACCTTGCTCATCATATTCTCGTTTTTCCCAATAACCATTGCTATTTTCCCCATAAATCAAATTACCTTTTTCATCATATTCAATTTTAGACCAATCTCCATCACTATTTTCATAATAAACCCTATTACCCTTTTCATCAAAAACTTTAAACCAATCATCTTTAATAACCAACTTATAACTACCTTTTAATTCTATTTGACCTTTGAATAATTTCATAATAACCCACTTTCTTTAGTCTGGTGCGGTCTTTTATCAACAAATACTCCATCATTATTTTCCCAATAAACCTCATTCCCTTTTTTATCATATTCTCTTTTAATCCAATAACCATTACTATTTTCCCAATAAACCTCATTCCCTTTTTTATCATATTCTCTTTTAATCCAATAACCATTACTATTTTTCCAATAAACCTCATTCCCTTTTTTATCATATTCTCTTTTAATCCAATAACCATTACTATTTTCCCAATAAACCTCATTCCCTTTTTTATCATATTCTCTTTTACTCCAACATCCTTTGCTATTTTCATAATAAATCATATTGCCTTTTTCATCATATTTATACTTATGCCAATCTCCATCACTATTTTCCCAATAAATCACATTACCTTTTTCATCATATTCTTTTTTAGACCAATAACCATTACTATTTTTATAATAAATCATATTGCCTTTTTCATCATATTTATACTTATGCCAATCTCCATCACTATTTTCCCGATAAATCACATTACCTTTTTCATCATATTCAATTGTAGACCAATCTCCATCACTATTTTCATAATAAACCCTATTACCCTTTTCATCAAAAACTTTAAACCAATCATCTTCAACATCTAACTTATAATTACCTTTTAATTCAATTTTACCTTTAAATAATTTCATTCTATTTAACCACCTTTATTTGATAACCTAATAGTTTCTCAATTTCAGCAATGGTTAATTCTTTGGCATTCGGTCTTTTGTCAATAATTACTCCATCACTATTTTCATAGTAAACCTCATTCTCTTGCTCATCATATTCTCTTTTATTCCAATAACCATCACTATTTACCCAATAAATCCTATTACCTTGCTCATCAAATTTTCGTTTTTCCCAATAACCATTGCTATTTTCCCCATAAATCAAATTACCTTTTTCATCTAAAACTTCAAACCAATAATCTTTAATAACCAACTTATAACTACCTCTTAATTCAATTTTACCTTTAAACATTTTCATTATCTTTCATCTCCTTTCATAAAATAATACAATCATTTTTATAATGTATGGTGGCAAGGAACATTCGAATTGTATTTCGATTTCGTCATTAGTTTTATCAATATCTTTGTACAAATAAGATATTGCAATATTATCAATATGGAAGACCTCTTCTTCATCATCATATTGCACATCTTCTTTAAACCATTCACTAAATGCTTCACATACTTCTTCGGCTGTTGGTGGTGTTGCTTGTTTTACTAATTCTTGTAATATCATTTTATATCTAAATATATTATCGCTATCCATATCATTAATTGAATTGATTAAATGTGATATGTTTTCATAATCATTTTTATAATGTCCATACTTATTCATAAACACCCTCCTTATACTCGTTATCAAACACCTTATCAACTGTTATAGTATCTTCATAATTATCCCAAGCATCACCAGTGTAAAGTTCAAATGCTTCTTCTTCGCTTTCGGCTTCTACGTCTTCATACCATACTGCTTCAATTTTTAATCTATAAATTTTACCCATCACTTTATTCCTCCTTTTCTAAAATTAATTCCTTTTATCTCATACTTATCATAAATTTCATTACCATCTATTCTACTAATCGTTGGTGCCACTTGCTTTGCTGTGTCAATTTTTTCAGACCTTGAATATCTATTTAGCAATTCGTTTGGAACACTATAATTACTTGTAATAATCGTCATTTTTTCATTTTCTAAACGGTAATCAATAATTGGAAAAAGTATTCCTGACATTGAAAAATTAGTGATATTTTCATTGCCCAAATCATCAATAACTAGCACATCAATATTTTCTAAGTGTTTAACAAATGACTTTTCATTTTCATAATCAATTGCTCCAAAATAATCATTTAAAATCGTATTCATTTTGCCATAATATACCCTTGCACCTCTTTTAAAATATTTTTTAGCAAGGTATTTTGCAACGTGACTTTTTCCCACACCAACTCTCCCCCACAAATACAAAGACCTTTTATTTTTAACACTATTCATAATCTCGTTGATTTGTTTCACTTCAGTGGTGTCAAATTTCTCTTTTAAGACATTTTCATCGTTTATGCTACCAATTATTTTATCACACCTCAAAAAAGCAATGCGATATGTTTTAAACGTTTTATCTTGAATGATTGTTGGATAATGTCCTTTGTGAACTTGTTTACAATTTTTAAGACCAGGACAATTTTTGCATAATTCAATCCCATTGTCATAAATAAGTTTATCGATTTTTGCAAGTTCTTCATAACCTTTTGGTTTATTCATTTTATTTCTCCTTTATAATTATCCATAAGAACGTTAATACGATGAAATATCCAACTATTATTGAAACATAAAGAATTATGAAATCGAACCAACCTTTATATAAACAAACTGGTACAACAATAAGCAAACCTGCGTATGATGAGATTAATATCCAACCTAATATTTTGTCAATTTTATTCATTGTTGTCACCTAGTATGGATTTGATTTTATGAAGTGCATTTTCTTTGAGTATTTTATATTCTTTTATAATTATTTGTTGTTGAAATGCTGAAACCTTTTTTGGATTTCCAGAAGGAACTACCAATATATCTTTGTTCATTTTAAAATATTCATCAAGTTCATTAAAAATTTCACTAATTGCATTGAGTTTGTTTTGTAATTTAGGAACTTTACTACTTTGTACTGAACCAACACTTAACGCATACTTTTTATACGCTTCCAATTCCTTAATACGTTGTGTTTGTGATTGTAATGCTTGTTTGATATTATATAACGCTTCTTGTGCAAATATATCTTCATTATGTATTGCGCTACCTTTTAAATACTCTAATGATGCTTCTACATTTTGTGGTAATGGTTGTTCTTCACAAATAGTGTTTATAGCATCCATATAATGTCTTTTTGATACATTGGTTGTTTTACATACTCTAATCAAATAATCTCGTGCGTTTTCTTTTTCTTTATTAACCATTTAATCACTCCTATATATTTTTTTCATTTTGCTTGGTAAATAATTTTTACCACTGTTATTGTGTTCTAAATGTTCAAATAATAAATCTCTTGGCAAAATGTTTCTACAAAAATAACTATTATTAAAACTTGCAGTGTTACCATCAAACGATACTTTCTTATCAACTATCAGTAATTGTAAATCACTTTTTCTATTGACAAAAAACTCTCCTATTTCTTGATAATTCAATATTGGCAATCCCAATATCATAGCAAATGGTTTACCTAAAAAATACAGTCTTTGTAATACTTCTTTTTTTCTTGTAAACGGCGGATTACTAATAATATAATCATAATTTTCTTTTGGTTCATATTTAAAGAAATCTTGTCCTAACCAAATATGTGAATATATCACGTTGTGTCCTGCTTTTTCTAACTCTATTACAAACTCACTATCTTTTGTATCAAAAGGGCACCATATTGTACTATTAGGTTTTAAATATTTCAAAATTGGTTTGACTAATATTTTTGGAGTGTAATATTCATCTTTTTCATTAAATTGTGTTTGTTTTAACCAATTAGACATTTGTTTCATTTAATCACTCCAATCTCTTTTAAATCTTTAATCATTTGTAGTACTTTTTCTTTACTTGATAAATAGACTGTCATAGGTTTTTTAAATGTTAGAACCATATCAAAATCCCAATTTTGTGATAGTTCAGTGCAATCAACAGAATATTTAAACTGTTTACTATTTTCCCAATCTGGTTCAAAATATTTATCATATGTATCTTTCCATAACATCATATGTAAGAATATTACCCAATCCTTTTGCATTTTTGAGTTGTTAAGCCAAACGAATTCTCCACAAGTACCCCATTCACTAAACATTGCATAAAAACCAGCATCTTTACTTAACATTCTCTCTTCTACTACATCTTTAAAACTTGGTTCTTTCACTGCATTAACTAATTCGTTATAACTTTCTTCACTAATATTTACTACTTTGCCATTTTCTAATGTGATTTTTTTCATATTATTCCTCCTCCAAATCTTTAATTAAACTTTCTACCGTTTCAAGTGAAATTTCTTGCCTATCTTCATGGTATACCCATTTATAGTTACCTATGCTAAAAGTATTGTCGTAATAAACTAAATCAACATGATTACCAAAATCAATATATTTTATATTATTTTCTTCTTCATCTTCAAATTTCTCTAATAACTTATCTAATCTTGTTTGGTATTTTTTTATATGAGTTTTGCAATCCATACAAACGTGTTGTGGCACGTAACCATTTTTAACTTTTAATACAAGTATATCACAAATTCTTTCACTCCCACATTTAGGACATTTCATTTTATTCCTCCTTATTTAAAATTCATCTATACTAACGTCGCTTTTTCCACTTTGCATTTTTTCATACCCATCACCATTTACTCTATTCTCAAAACTACCATTAAATAATGTCGATGGTCTTAGATATGTTAAATCTCCGCCTTGTAACATTCTAAATGAATATGCGTTATCAATACATTTGAAAAAGTCATCTTTTCTAAAACCTTCATTCCATCGTGCTCTGATTAATTTTCTTGTACTTTTAGTTGTATGTCTATAAGATTTCTTTGTTTTTAAATTCAAGTAATCGATAATTTCTTTGTAAGGTATCGTTTCTTTCTCGTCTTTTTCTTCATTTTCCTCGACAAAAGTATTTATCTTTTTCTTACTCTTACTCTTACTCTTACTCTTATCGGACATTGTCTTTTTTTGTCCTTCGGATGTCTCAATTGCTTTTTGCTTTTCACGATAAATTCTTTTCTTTTTAGCCCAATCAGTTTCACTACCAATCATATTATTTACCTCATTTAAATAAATTGTACCATCATCTAAAATCTCCATCATATTTAATTCAGTAAACAATTTAATAGCGCTTCTTACAATATCAATATTTGTGTTTGTGATACTTGATAACATTTTATCATTGTAAGGCACTGTATCACTAAACCTTAAATGTCCCTCGTGTGAAAGACTTTCAACTAACAGTTTTAAATAAAATAAAACATAATCTTTACCGTTATCCATATCTTCAATAACTTTAACGTCGTGTCTCTTGAAAAAATCTTTATGTAATTTTAACCAAAAATATTTCTTAACCATTATCTAATCCCCAATCGTATTCTTTATAACTTTTTACAAACAGTCTATCACCCATATATCTTTCCCAGAGCACATCTTTTTCGTTTTCACTTAATTCGATTTCATCATACAAAAACCTTTTTTTCATATTAAGTGTTAATTTTTTATTTTCAAACACTTTTACAATTTGTTCAAAAACATCTTTGTTTTTATCTAACTCTTTTGATAAGTTTTGTCTATCAAAATAAAACAATTCAATACAAGAACGTGTCAATTTTTCATTATGTTTTGGACGTCTACCCATAAATCCTCCTTTTTTCAGTTTTTAACATACATTGTTAATATTATATATAATTATAATTATTAAATAGATTTATTGATTTTCGCACTTTGTATAAATTTTAACTTAGTCCGTCTAATTTCAAACCTATTTTTTGGATTAGTATTTAGTAATAAATCAACATCTTCAAGTAACTCTTTATCACTGATATTTTCAAAATAATCTTTGAATAAAAATAAGTTTCTAATTTCTCCAACATAATAATAATAAGCATACTCCGCTAATTGTTTTTTTAATTGTTCATAAGTTTTAGGTTTTTTAAATATTTTATTATTCATCAATTTCCCCCTTTTTAACCAATTCTTTTGATGAATTAGTTGGAAAATACTTTCTTGTTATTTCTTTAAAATCTTTTTCAGTTATAACACCATACATAATGATACAAAATGTTAAATCGTTAATATATGAATTTATAATACTTTTGTGCTCCATTCTCATTATTCAGCCTCCTTTATACTCGCTAACTTATACTCGTTAATCAAACTAATCAAGTCTAACAGTTCCATATTGTCTACATCATAGCCATCTTGTTTTAATTGCGCTTTCCATGTTTCAAACTCACTTGCTTTCATTGTCAGCCTCCCATTGTTTAATATAATTTCCTTCTAAATCTTTTGTTAAAATTTCTTCTAATTTTTGATATTGTGCCCTTTTTGGTTTGTTTTTATATACAAAAAGTTTTTTAAAATCTATCAAATCTTCTTTATCGTTAATAAAATAATATCTACCCCTATTTTTATATAAATCACCAACTTGCACTAATCCTTGTGGTGTGTTTGCTACCGAAATGATTTTTGCGTTTTCATATGGTATTGCAACATATCCAAATTGTGCAATCAATCCAAAATTCCACCTTGCCCATTGTCCTACTTTAACTCTCATTTCAATACCTCCGACAATTCTTTATATATTTCTTCAGTCATTTTTAACGCTTTCAATGCTCCACCACTAATATAAGTTACATCATTTTTAAACGAAATTTCCTTGTCATACATTGTAATAATGTAAACATTACCGCTGATGAGTTCCTTTTTTAATTTAATAGGATAACCTTTTTCTTTGCAATAATTAATGATTTGTTTATCACTCTTGCTTAATTCCCATTTATGTTTCATTTTGCCCCCCTTTTTAATATTGTGTTTTACCGCTTTTTAAATCTTCTAACTGTTCTATCAATTCTTTTTTAGTTCTTAGTTCAGTCATACGATAAGCACCAATACTAGAGACGTACGTACCGTTTTTAATTTGTATCTTTTTGATTTGTCTTGCAATATCTAACTTTTTCATTGTGTTGCCTCCAATTTATTAATAAATTTAATTGCATCTTTTAATTTGTCAAACCCTTTAACATCATACCAACTATCAAACTTTTCATAATCAACTAATGATTTAATAACCATAAATTCTTGCGCTTGTCGTGGAAAATCTTCCCAAGTAACAATCCTATAAATGTATTCGCCTATTTCTTTTTCGTACATAATATCCTTCCTTTTTTATCACTACAACCATAGTTTAAATCTAATTTTTTGATGTGCCATTTAAAATAACAGTCAAAGCGCTGTTAAACTATGTTTAAAGAGTAAAACAACGCTCCAACATACTAATTATACGTTATGTAACGTGATATGTCAATCGTTATCTTTGTTGTTTTGCTCCCATTTGTCTTCGTAACGCTCTTTTTCCATTTTGAAAAAATTAATGTAAACTTCTTCAACTGTGTTATACCAATCAGTGACTGGTGTTAATTCATCACATTCACCCAAAGCAAAACCGTGCATCGATTTTAAAACTGGTTGTTCATATTCACTTCCATCTCTAGATAATTTAATTGTGTCGATAACCTCTACAAACGTATGTTTTCCATCATTTTTTTGACCAATTTTTCTTTTTTCGATATTTTCAATTGCTTGAATAAAATCACAAAGAAATTGATATAAGTTTGTTTGACCATTTTCAATTCCTTTTTCTTCGTGTTCATCTAGTTTGTACTCCATAACCGATTTATGAATGTCTAAAACTTCTCTAAAATTTTCTAAATTCCAACCCATACGCTTCATTTCTTCAAAAATTTGTTTTCTCATTTTAACTCTCCTTTTTTTTGGTTTTCACCATTCGTACAATCTACTTTCACTTTTTCCATTTTCAATAATGCTTATTAAAACAAAATCTTCACAATTAATAATATTGCCAAACGCATCTTGTAAATGCCCTTCAACGACTTCTTCTATTGGATAAGACCAAAAAGAAGTGTTGTGATTAGCATCAAATTTAGAAATAAAATCATCAATATCATCGTGTGTTTTAAAGTTAAAATCACATCCAAACTTACTTTCAAATTCGCTTACTGCATCGTTTTGTGTTACTTTTCCGTCAATAATAACTATTGTTTTCATTATTTTTCCTCCTTAAGGTAACACTATTTCTTGCATTACCATCATTAGTAATTCCCTAGTTTTTAATTTCTTTAAATCTTCAATGGTGTATTTATTAAATAATTTAACTAACCCATCAATAATCCACGCTATATCTACCGCTGTTTCATCTTCAAGCCATAAATCATATGTAAGGTCATTCATATCTTCCATTTCTTCGTTGGTTATTTCTCCTTCAACAAAGTGATTTTCAAGACAATCATAGATATGTAATCTAATCATTTCAATGTTTCTCAATTCAATTCTTTTCAATCTCAAATATTTTTCATATTTCATTTTACTTCCTCCAATAGTTTCTTTGTTTTTCGTTCCGCCCATTCAATAAACGGTTCAAAACGTCCTTCTTTTAACTTTTTGCATTCTTTTTCAGTTAAACCAATAACAATGTAGTCGTGTCCCATAGGGACATTGTGGCTGTGTTTTTTGAATAAATATGTTTTACGGCCTTTGGTTTGTGCTTGAAAATACATTGATACATCATAATTAAAAACAAAAGCATCTAAAATGTTTCCGATAATTTTAAAGCCAGTTCGCTTACCCCACGCACCGTTTTTGCTAACTACAAGGTAATAAGGATATTTTTTGATGTTTGCATTTAAATAATCATATAAAACTTCTTCATAATATTCAAAATACAAATTGTTTCTAAAGTGTTTGACCGCATCATAAGGCACTCCGTGATTATTTTCAACGTATTCATTTTTGTCGATTTCGTTTTGATATTCTTCAGTTAAATCTTCCCAGTCTACGCCATAAACATAATGACCAATATTCATAATGTTAACATCTTTTTTCATTTCAATTTCCCCCTTAATATTTTGTTAGATATTCAGCAAAATCTTCTTTTGGAGTTTCGCTAAATTTAAGACGATTTTTACAAACACACAAATAATTATTAAAATGTTTTGTTTTTTTAGTAATGTAATGAATTTCGCCACATTTTTCACAAACCGCTTTGTATTTACTGACAACTGGATTAGCACTTTTGTGCGTTGCTTTCCCATCGCTTCCCAATTGTCTTGCAAGTCTACGCCACTCTTTTCCGTGTGGTTTGATTTCTCTATTCCGTGTTTTCTTTCCCAATAAAGCGTGTGCTACTTCGTGTGCTAATGTATCCAACATTTTTTCAACTGGATTGTATGCTAAAAATACAAGGCTTATAGATATAATTTTTTTTACATAATATGCACGGCCATAACTTGATTTTGATTTATCAAACACTAAATCGTACTCTTTCAACTTCTTCGGATACATTTTTTTGTACTCTTCCCACTTGTTTTTAATGATTTCTTGTTCCAAAAGCCATTGTTTTTCACTTTTATGTTTAGTATCAGTTGTTTTCACGGTTGTATTTTCAGTTTGAGTGCCCTTAATTTCTTCTCTCTTGATTTTTTCTTCTTTTTTGGTATCAGACTTAGCCATAGAGTTTAAAATCAATTCTACGGCTTTTTCAGCCTTTGTAAATGCACTGACTAATTTTTGTGCACTCTCTTCTTCAAAGTACTTAATCCAAGAGTTAATGTATGCTTGTGAGTTATCAAAGTTTATATTATCGACACCTAGAAAAGCACTTGCTAGCATTGTTGCGCCACTTTCAGCGATTAATTCTTCATATGAATAAATTCTTGAACCAAAGGATGCCCCTTTAAGTCTATTTAATCGTGATGTGTGCCCAGTGCTGTGGATGATTTCGTGTGCTTTGGTTTTTAAAAATACAACGTTGTTTTTAAAAGCACCTTGCTGTGGCAACGTGATGCTGTCACTCATTGGACTGTAAAACGCTCTATTTCCACCAAAGTTAAGTGTAATATTATATTTATTTAAGTAATTATTCATAATATTTTCAAGGTCTTTTTCTTTTTGATTTAACTCTTCAACAGTCAATGGTTCTTTTGGTTTATTAAACTTTGGTTCTAGGTCAGTGTCTTCGATGTGGAACACACGATAATATCTCAATAAAAATGATGTTCTTTCTTTTTCTTCTTCTTCACCATTCTCATTGATTTCAGTCGTTGTATATTTTCCGATTTTCCAATAAACAACAACTTCACTTTTAGACCCTTTTTTCAATTTTGCTTTTAATTTTTTGATTTGATTGAATGTTACGTATTCACCAGGAGCCAAAAGCATTTGATTTAAACCGTTATAATATTTTCCAGTAACATAACTAACGGCACCGACATTACTGTTCACATCAGTATCGATTAACCATTCTCTTTTCCAAACTAAATGCCCTTTGCTTAATTGGTTTAAAAGTCTTTCTTTCACAATTTCAAATACGTTTGTTTTACTCATAATTTTCACTCTCTTTCCGTTTTTCAGTCTTATAACGTGACTTTTAATAGTATTTAAATAATTAAAGACCTATAAATAATTATAGGCCTCTACTCCACTCTTTGTACTCATCCATCCAATCAAACTTATTGATGATGGTTACCATTTCATTGATGCGTATTTCACAATCATTGATACGTTTTTTATTGATTTTATAGTTGCTATTTTTCACTTTTTTCAAAATTGCATCTAGATTTAAAAATCTTAAAAAGATATGTTCTTTCACTTCATCAAGTTCATTCAGTTTTTCTTTTGTTTCATTTTCTTTCATTTCATTTTCTTTCATTTTTAACACCACTCACTTTCCGTTAACCAATTGATAAAATCTTTCAATGTTTTATCCGTTACAACTAAAAACGAAGCGTTAAAATCATCACTATACCAAAGCCAATATAAATATATTGTGCTTAAATCAAAGTATAAACTATGATTATTAAGACAATACTGTCTTACTGTTTCTAACTCTTTTAAGTCTTCTTTCAAATAGTCTCTTATACACTTCATTTTATACCTCTTCTATTTCTTGTTTCAATAGTCTTAATTTCTCTTGTAATGTTTCTATTTCATTAAGAGCCATTTCATTATTGTGGATAGTAAGTAAACTGTCTTGCAAGTTATGATTAAATGAATTAATCTCTTCTAATAGTTTCATAATTTTTAAATCAGTTTTCATCTTATAACCTCTCTTTCCCTAAATATTCTAACAATTCATCATCAGACATATACGTATCCTTAACGCCTTCTTCTACAAAGTCACCGTCTAAATCAAATACTTCATAATGACCAGTCATTTCATCAATTTCAATGTGTCCGTCGTCCAATAAGATTTCTTTCATTTTTTAACGTCCTCTCTTATTTTTAAAATAATGCCCATCGCTAAATTATAAACTTCTTTAAACACTTTGTTATGCTGTACGATGCGCTCTTTTGTATTGACTTTTCCATCAAACAAGTTAATTCTTTCCATCGCTTCATCGGTATAGCCGAACGCTAATGCTTTTACATCGTGCGTTGATTTTGCACACTCTTCTAAATCTTTGATGCTATTATTTGCATCTACTACATCACGCAATTGTTTAGTTAAATTATTCAATTCATTTAACACATAAATTAAACTTCTTACATTTAAACTATTTTCACCATTATTTTTAATAATTACATCATTTAAATACTTATCTACTTTAATATTAAATAATTGTTTATATAACAGTGTGGTCTCAACATCATAAGCATCCATTTGGTGGATACAATCAAAACCAATTTTTTCACTATTTGAAAACGTGATGCCACCGTGCACATCTAAATCAGTTAGATAGATGCCGTATTTAGCGCAATCTTTAGTGGAAAAATAAACATATCCACAACGATGACCATAAATAAATTCTACGCTTACCTTAAACCCATTCATTATACCGTCAAATTCTACAATTGCATTAGTATATTTACGTTTATACATCTTATTTCCACCCCTTAAAGTGTTCTCCGTGCTTTTCCCAGTCATATCCACCAATGTTTGGTGATACGTGACTAATTTCATATAACTCATTCTTTTGTAAATGTGCATCCATTTTTTTGATAACTGTTTTCAATGTCCCTTCTAAAACCTTCGTTTTTTGCTCACCTTTTTTATTGAAGTATTGATACTGTACTCTTACAAACATCTCTTTTTTCATTTTTTTCCTCCTATAATTTTTTATTTATTATTAATATTAATATTCTTACTATTAATTATATTATTAATAACTTAACCCACTATTCTTAATTATACTATTAATAGTATTATACGTTTCTCTTTCTTCTCTCTCTTTTAAAAATGTACTTCTATTCACTCCGTATCTTTTTTCAAATAGATGCTCTTCATAATCCACCATCACCGTTTCAATCCCTTGCTCTTCATAGATTATTCTTTGTGCTTTTTTTGCCCTTCTAACACTGCAATGCTTTCATTGAATTCTTTTTCTTTAGTCATTTTCTTTTATTCCTCCATTTCTTAAAATACTGTCACTAAATCTATATGATACTTATAATCGTTTTTAGCACCAAATACGTGCGGTATCACTTTGAAATAGTAAAACGTATTGTCGTTTGATTTAATGGTATACTTGATTGCTTCTAAATGTGTTATTCTTTCAATGGCGTAAATGTCCCACTCACCGCCGATTTTTTTGACCATTTTTTTAGCAACGGCTTTTTTGATTTTTGTTTGCAATCCTTTTGTGTAGTCGATTTTGTCTTCAGAATGATAAATCAATTCCAATCTTTTTTCTACCAACTTTTTTAATTTGTTTAAATTGCTATGACCATAACTTGCTGTCACTCTTGCGATACCCATTTTATGCCCTTTTCTTTCATTACATTTTCACAAAATTCTAAATAATCTTCGTCGGTAAATAGTTCCAACGCACTTATAAATGCTAACATCTTATTATAGTATTTTTGAGTTAATTTTCTATCGTGTTCTTTAATTTTATCTAATGGACTATTTAAAACCTTGTTGCGGTAGTGAATATAAGTGTTTCGTGTGCTTTCTACTCTATACTCTAATACTTTTTTTATTCTTTCTTCTTTAGTCATTTTATACCCTCCAATTATTATTATTCTTTATGTACTTGAGTTATATTAGTAATAATTAATAGTTAATAGACCAAAATAAAGGGCTATATTGCAAGCCCATATATTGACCATTTTTTTTAATACTTCTTACTACTCTTCGGATTTTTTCAAAATAACAAGGTGACTTTCTTTATTTAAGCGCTCTAGCCACTCATTTAAACCGTCTTTATTTTCCCAGTAAGCGATAACTTGTTCACGATAAATATCGTTTGACCCAGTGTAGACCTTGAATTGACCTTGATATTCTCTTAAGTGACCAACACAAGCCCACGATTGTCTCAAAGCGTGCGCTTTAATCGGTAAAACGTACCCATTTTTAAATGTTACTCTTGCATTCAAGTCATATCCAACGCCTATAGTAACGCCATAAACCTTAACAATTGAACAGTCTACAGTCTCAACATTTTCTAAAATCTTTTCTCTCAATTCTTTTTTACTCATAATTTTCACTCTCTTTCCGTTTTTAGGTCTTTTTACGTGACCATAGTTTAGTTTTTTTTGAGTGCTTATTCACTCTATAAAACGCACTTCAAAGAGTGCGCTCTAACAATGAATAAACGGCTTTTGATTGAAGCCTAAAATCTTGCCTACATTTCAGTAGCGAAGCAAGTCGCTTTTTAGGGTCAAAATTGCATCGTTTTCATCGCATCCCATCGCATTGTTCACGCTTGAACCGACCCAATAAACGTTGATATAAATGAGATTTTTAACCTTTCTATATTTTTGGTCAAATATACCTTGTTTAAAGTTATCAGTAAACGCCCTAACTACTAACGATTAAGACCCTTAACCACCTATTGAGCGGTAGCGAACCGCTGTTCAGTGACCTATGCTTATTTGATACATAGTAACTTGATTGTGCTTTGGTTCAAGTTTGAAGACCAGTACATCAGATGTATTTAGATGCTATTCAATTGTCAAATACCGCGTAGCCTCTTTTTGTCCTATTAGACCATAAGACTAGGCGACTACCGACCCAAGAACCGATTTGCGGTTGATTTGCTTGCAACCCTATAGTCTCACACTTTCTAACGATTGTCAAATGTTTTTTCAAATTTCTTTTTTTGGTGCGTTTGTTTGTTTCTTTGCTTATAAGATATTTTAAAGGCTGTTGACCAGTTAAAATGAATTGGTCAAATATAGGTTGGTTGGTTTGGTTCATTTGCGGATAAAATTATGGTGAATAATCCACATAAAATGGATGCAAAAACAAGTCGATTTTAGGCGCTTGCTTATTGATGGATTTTAGGCGCTGTTTAAATGGTTTATGGGTATATGGTAGAAAGACCCACCCCCCTATCGTAAAAACTGAAATATAACGGATAAATAGGCGGTCAAGTGGGTACTTCGCTTCTCGTATATATTATTATTAGCACTCCCCCTATTTTTTAAAAATATCCAACTTGACAAAGTGACACTTATGACATATAATATAACTATAAGCCCCCCTAACATAAGAGAAAGGAGAGAGATTAAATGAGTATATGGATAAGGAGGAATTATAATGAAAAAAGTATGGTTAGCAATATGTTTATTATTTGTAATAGTGTTTATATTGGCTTATGCCGATTATAAAGATGACAAAATGCAAGAATGCGTAATGGAAAATATGGGTATATTAGATTATGAGGGCGCATTAGATTACTGCAAAAATAGTCGAGATTAGAGAGGTAGATAGAATGAAACAAAAAACAAGTAAATTAGGGTTAGCAACATTATTGTTATTTATTATATTAGCAATTTTTATGTATACAGATTATAAAGATGACCAGATGCAAGATTGTATGATAGAATATACTGACAGATTTAGTTATGTACAATCAAAGGCATTTTGTGAAGAAGAATTGGATTAAGGAGATAATTAGATGAAATTAGCAATGTTTATATTATTTTTATGGAATTTGACTATTGCAATTCAAGAATATCAAGAAGGGATTAAAACATTTTGGTTTAGTATTGTTTTAGCAATTATATGTTTTATAATTGTTTTAGATGAATTTAATAAGGATAAATTAAATGAATAATACATTTTTGCCAGTTAAGGAAATATAAAGCAGAAAGAAGAGTAAAATGAAGATAAGAGGTATAGAATATAAATTTCAAGATTTAATTAATGAAGAAAACCAAACATATTATCATAATTTAGCAAGGCGAACAACGAAAACTAACGAAATGATTATGAGTATAATATATTATGTAAAATTATATCCAGAAGAAATAGTTGTATTGTATGGGAAACACTTTTTTGACGATATTGATAGGGTTTGTAAAAGATTAAATAAAGATTGGTTTTTCTATGTAACGGATTATAAAAAATCAAATAGAGAAATTTCTATTGGAAGGTTAAGTATATGGTAGAAAGAATAAATAAAAAAAGTAATAACATAGCAGTAATATTAATGAGAGGATTTAATAGTCTTGATATTATTGTAAAAGAAATGGGTTTAAATATTAGAAAATTTAATAAAAATAATAATACATTAAAAAGTGATAGTGGCATTGTTTATTATTTTTATAGTAATTTCGATGGAAAATTAGAACAACGTATGTCTGGAATGGAATTTAGAAAGGTGATTGGAAAATGAAAAAAATATTAGTATTATTAATAGTTGTATTGGTATTAAGTTTAAGTGGGTGCGATATTCTTGAAATAGAAATATTTGATGAACCTACCTGTAACCAGGAAGATGAGAACTGTTTACAAGTTGGATTTGTTGAAGTCGATAAAAATGAAATAAGTGCTTATGTAGATTTGCAAGATTATTACACTAAAGAAGAAGTAGATGATATGTTTGATGAGTTGTATGATGATTTGAATGAATGGGAAACCGTTGTTGTAACAACTGAAGATGATTATATTTTATTTACAAGAGAAACGTGGGAAGATTTCATAATTGAGTATAGTAATACTATTCATAATGAGTATCAAACACAAATTGATGAATTAGAACAACGTATTGAAGATTTAGAATAACTGAAAGAAGGAATAAGATGCGAAGACATTTTAAAGGTTTGAGGAAGTTTATTTACGAGAACCGTATAAATACTGTGACAATTGGTGGTGAGATTGTTTTTAGAGACATGGAGATAAGAAAAGGGTATCCTGGATATGGACCTAATCATCCATGTATTAAGTTTGAAATAGAAGATTTTCCAAAAAACAGAATTAATGTTTTACTGTTCAATGAAAATGCAGTTGATTTTTACAATAATTTTAAAGCAGGTGATTATATTGTTGTAACAGGTAAAGTTAGTCAATCTAAAGTAAGAAAAGATGATTTTAACATCATAGGTGAACATATTTCTTTACCTACAAAATATCATAATGATTATCTAGAAAAACAAAAAGAATTAACAACAGATGCAGATATTGAAGACTTGATGAAGTACTGAGGAGAGAATATGACTAAATATAAATGTGAGAAGTGTGGAGCAGTTTGGTATACATCAAACACAAATAATAAAAAAACATGCGAAAAATGTAACGGAAAACTGAAAAAGGAGAAAAAATAAATGAAAAAATTGTTAAGTTTAGTTTCAGTGTTTTTATTAATTTTGGCATTGTCTGGTTGTATGCCTGAAAATTATGATTATTCAGATGAATTAGAAGGTATTAGAGAAGATATTCAAACAATTGAAATTATTGAAGTACCTACAGTTGTAACAGAAACTGAAATTCAAATTGTAGAAGTACCAACAATCATTACTGAAACAGAGGTTGTAGAAATAGAAGTGCCAGTGGAAATTGAAACAGAGGTTTATCAAGAAAATGTAACGACATTTGTTTCTGGAGATGGAGAAACAGTTATTATAAATGGGACTTATGGATACGATACATATATTTTTGAAATAATTTACAAAGACCCTACAATTGGAAAACCGTATATGGAACTTGTTCAATTAGAATATCAATATATGGGAACAGTTATAAATAGTTACTTTTTTGAAGATGTTTATGAAGAAGAGACGCAATATAAATATGAATTAGAAAACATGGATGAATTTTTAACATTAGTGCAAGAATTAACATTACTTAGTTTTGATGAACTAGAAACAATGTATTCAAATATGGGAGATGTAGTTTCAAATGTTACTTTGGAAGTAGATGAAGTTATCGAGTTAGGAGAAGAATATACTGTCACATTAGATTTAGATGAAAACTATACTTATGTATTTCAATTAGATGTTGAAAATTACTTAGATGTCATTATTGATGTAACAACTTCAAACGAATTTGATATTAACATTTATAATAATACATTAGTTGCTAATGATTATGAATATTGGTTAGATATTGCAAGTGGAACAACAACGCAAAGTTATAGTGTTGCTTATCGTGGAACATATTATTTTGAATTAGAAAATTATCATGATGCACAAAATTTAGAAATAACTATTACATTTAGCATTGACGACCAAACAGCGTAGGTGATTTAGATGAAAACATTTTATTATATTTTGTTAGCACCTGGTATACAGAAGAAAACAATTATTGCTGGAAAAGAATATGATGTTGATTGGAAATCTCCATATCGTTCTAAAATAAAAAAACTACTAGCACCTGATGAAGATGTTGCTAGGTATGAATTAAGACAAAAATTAAAAGGTCGTTGGACTGGGTTTAGATTAGTTAGACCATAAAGGAGTTAAATAATGCTTGAAAAAACAAATAAAACTTTAAAAATTAGTGATGAAATGACTTTGAAAGAAAAAGCGAATTTATTGTTAAGTTGTGATGGTATTGAAAATGTTGATTTAGTAAATAAAACAATCGATTTAGATGCTGAATTTCAGTTGTCTCATACAGATACTTTGCAATTATTAATGAATGATTGTGATAATTTTGAAGAATTGATAGATAAATTAATTGACTTTTTAAATGAATAAGAGGTGATTTTATGAAACCTAAAAATACATTGCTAAAAATTGCTAGACGCAAAAGTGGAATGAAACAACAAACATTTGCTAAAAAAATTAATGTAAGTAATCGTACTTTAATAAGATATGAACAATATGATACAATACCACATCCACAAAAAATGAAAAATATATGTGAAATTTTAGATTTGGATATAAATGAGTTAATCGAAGACATCGAAAAATACAAAGGTGGTTTACATGCGAAAAAAAACAAAAACAATAATTGATGCTCACCAAAAAGAAGAGTTTATTAATGAAATGATTGAAGAGGGTTCAAATGATGATTGGTTTGATGTTGGTAATATAAGCAACGGAACATTTACCTTTGATGAAATATCTCATTTTATAATAATGAAAGGATTAGAAAAAGAGTTTAAAGAATATCTAGAATTAGAAAAGACCAAAATTAGAGATGAGTTGTTTGCAACAAATGTATTAAAGAAAGAATTAAATGATATGGATAAAGAAGATTTACCTTTTTCCGATTTATAGTTGACAAAGTTATATAATAGTTATATAATTAAGTTAGGTTGATAGCCGTGTTTCATGTACCTCTCTTTCCTTTGTTATAAGTACACCTAATCAAATAGGTGTACTTTTTTTATTGTAATTTAAATAATATGATGATATAATTCTTATATAGGAGTGATTAGAATGAAAAATAAAATGAAACCATTAGTTATTTCTATTTCTGATGAGTTGAAAGAAGATTTATTATTAATGATGCAAAAAGAAGGTGAAAGTTCTTACGCTTCAATGATTAGAAAGTTGATTGTAGAGCACAGAGATAAAAACACAAACGATTTAGTAACAAATGAAATGATATATGATAAGATGCAAGATTTGGGTATTAAAATTGATTTATTAGGAGAAAAAATTGGCATCTAAAATTCATAGAAATGAAGAAAAATCTATTAATCAACTAATTATGAGTGGAAGAATTGTCAGTGAAATATTTTACAATAAAGAAATAGAACTTATTGACGATAAGAAAAAATCAAAATTAGAAGCAATTTTTGTTTTATTAGTTGTAGATGAAAGAAATGATAAAAAAATGCCTTTTAGAGTTATTGTTAAAAATAGCACTGAAATATATTATCTAAAAAAATTAGCAACAAAAGGATGTAGAATTGTTTTTAACGGTCATATTGAAAGTAGAAAAAGAGTTAAATCTAAAATGAAAAAATATTTTGTAACAAGATATTCTACTGATATTTTATTAGATAATATTGTAAATATTTTTGATACATTAAAAGAACAAACAGAACGTGACAAAATGATGATTAAAAAAGGTGAATATATTGCTCGGTCTGAATTTGAGGAATATCCTGAATTAAGTGATTTTGATAGTCAATATTAAAAAGAGAGGTAGATACTATGGATTATGATATTGGTAGAATGTATGAAAATTATTTAAAAATGGCCAGAGAAAAATATCCATCATTAAATTACAAAACCAATATTTTTCAAAATTCAGATAAAATATCTGAATATTATGGAACAAGACAACAAGTAACAAATCAGTTTTCAGAACAGTTAAAATTATCAGAAGAAGAAATGGCAAATCTTGAACAGACATCTGTTGAGGATTATTTGGGTAACCAAAATGCTATTTCTTTTTTAACAAATAATATTCAATATTTTAAAAATGTGGATACTCAAAGTTCTTATTATAAAGATATTGATAGAAGTGTTAATGTTTTACAAAATCTAAATGTTGATGATAAAAAAGAGTATTTTAATAACAAGTTGTCAAATTTACAAAAACAATCTTTATCTTTGTTGGGCGTTAAGGATGAAGATGATTTTAGCAACACATTAGAGATGTTAAAAGTTGGTAGCACTGCTGAAACTGGTGTTATGACAGAGACACTAACTGATGCAGATGGTAATACCAAAGAGGTTGATGTTACTTTATCTGAAATTTTAAAAGGTGCTGGAGCAGGCGCTTTGGCTGGAGCAGGCGTTGGGACTTTATTTGGTGGTCCATTAATCGGAACATCAATAGGTGCATTAGTTGGTGGTATTACAGAGGTTGCTGATTTATTAAGTGAAAACGACATTGTTGAAAGTGTTAATAACGCAAGGAGAAATTTTGTATCAGCAATGTATGGTTCTACAATAGGTATGATTGGGAATGCTTCTGGTGGTATTGGAAATGCCATAAATACACTTTTGACAAATGTAAGTGATAAAGAGGTTGAAGAATTACAAACATATAATCCTTTGAGTGTTATTGAAGGTGTAACAGATGGGATTGATACATTTTTAATTAATCAACAAAAAGATGAATACTCTAATTTTTCTAAGTTTTTAATTCAAGATTTACCAAGTGTAATGGGTTCTCTTGCTGGTTTTGCTGTTTTAGGTAAAGGACTTGGTAAAGTTGCAGGAACTAAATCAGTAACAATTAATAATAAACCTTTAAACTTTTTCTTTGGCGGAGAAGTCAGTGAATTAGCATTAAGAGGAACGGTTGCTCTTGGCGCAATGGATGAAACCTTTGATAACCTTAGAGCAAGAGGAATTTCAAATGAAAAAGCATTTACCAGTTCTCTTTTAACTGGTGGTTTAAACTGGGGTGTTCTTGCCTTTACTGAAGCGGGAATTGGTAAACGTGTCGAAAGAAGTTTAAGTGATAAATTTGGAAAGTTTGCAGTCAAAGATATTCTTAAAAACATACCTGTTGAAATGGCTAAAGAAGGAGCGGAAGAGATTGGAGAATTAATGTCTCAAGAACTTGGTCAATCTTTAGGACTTGGTAAAGCAGAATTTTCATCATTAAAAGATTATATATATACTGGTTTCTTAGGTGCAGTTGGTGGAGTATTTGGTGCTGGTGTTGGATATGTAAATCACAGAAGTGCTATCGAAAAATCATATAGTGAACTTGAAAAAATAAATGGTTCAATTGGAGATAAATCCTTAATAAAAACTGTAAAAGATAATATTGAGAGAGAATATAAAACAAGAGATGAAACAATATCTGAATTAGAATTAAAAGATAAAGCAATTGCAGAGATGCAGAAAAAAGGCGTAAATGGAATACCTGATATTATTCTAAAACATGTCCTTTTAGATATGAGTGAACGTTTTAAAATTTCATTAGAAGATACAACAAAATATTACAAAGAGACACTAGAACCACAAGCAATTGATTTTCTTCAGAAACAAACGGATTTAGATGCAACTAAAGAAAATATTTCTAAAGTATCTTTCCTTTTAAATGAAATCAATACAAATCCTAGTAAAGAAGTACAAAAAGAATTAGATGAAAATTTAGATTTATATTCTAAATTAGAAAATACAGACCATTATAATCAAATTGCATCTTTGAGTAAAAAACAAAAAATAGAACTTAAAAAATTATCATCTACACAACTTAATAAGCGTGTTTATGAAATGGTTGAAAAAGGTGCTAATGACTTTTATGTAGAATTAGATGAAAATGTCAAATCTAAAAAAGGCAAATCTCTTGATTTATTAAGAAAATGGAATATGTCTAAAGAAGACATTGATACAATGTATTCTAATCAATTAATTGACCAAGACACTTACAATAATTTTAACAATAAGTATAATAAAGAAATGGCTTCAATTAAACATATATTCGATAAATTTATGTCTAATCCAAGTATTGAAAATCAAAAAAATGTTTCTGAAAAATTTGCAAACAAACAAGAATTGTTTAATTTTATCGAAGAAAATTATTCTGGAAATGTAGACGAATATATTAGGTTGTTAGATGATTTTAATTTAACAAATTATGATAAATCGTACAAAAAAATTGTTAGCATTGGAAAAGATGTTGGCGGTGTTTTGAGTTATAATATTGATGGCAAAAGTCAACAATCAAACGCTGAACAATTACAAAAAATTAAAACATTAAAATCAGAATTGAAATCAGAATATGGCCGTTTAAATAAAGTTCCTTTTGAACTAATAAACAAATTAAATGATAATGATATTTCATTGGAAAAATTAAATGAACTTGAAAAAGAATTATCTCAATCTTTAAAAGAACAAAAGAAAGAAACTAAAAAGAAAATAGAAACCAAACCTTTAAAACTTATTAAGAAAAAAGGTGTTTTGTCGTACCAAAGTTTAAACGAATATTATAAAGATAATATAAGCGAATTAGACAGGGTTAATGATAAATTAAGACATTCGTATTTGCAAAATATAGCAAGTGAAGTAGGCTCTTTTAAATCATTACCTTCAAAAATTAAAGAAAAATACAATATTAAAGATTTTAATGATATTGTATTTCAAAATGTTTTAGATGAATATAAAATTAAAGAGAATAGAAAAAAAATATTCCCTGAAACGAAAGTCGTTGATAGTGACGGAAATCCATTAACCGTTTATCATGGAACTGTTAAAGATTTTGATGTATTTAAAAAAACAAAATTAGGAAGTAGAACAGATGCTTCTGATGCGGAATTAGGATTTCATTTTAGCAACAATAAACATGTAATGAAATTTTTTGGAGAACATTATAAAAAATATATTTTAGATATTAAAAAACCAGTTGATTTTTCTTTTAACACAGTAATTACAAAAGAAAGTATTGAATATGAAGAAATGATGTTTAGTGATTTAAATGAAATATTTAAAGAAGAATTTAATGGATTTGATGAATACGATTACGATGTCATCAATATTTTAAGTCGTGAAAATGCTAGTGTTCTTAAAAACATAATCACAAAAAATCCAAACATTTTAGAAAAATTAAAGAAAAAAGGTTATGACGGATTTATTTTCGAACTACAAATGATAGACCAAGCATATATAAGTAACTTATCTTTTAATAGTGATGGAAAAGAATATATTGTTCTTTATAACGACCAAATACATCAAGTCTTAGAAACTAAAGGTGAAAATCAAGAACCTTATACAGTTAATAGAAAAAATCAAAAACTTGAAGATAGTGTCAATATGGATTTATTTTATGTCAATAAATTATTAATGACAGATAATATTAATTTAGCAACAACAGATGAATTTGAGTTTAAAAAATTAATAAGGTTAGCAAAAAGCATTGCTGAAGAAGGTATAACTGAACCGATTATTTTAGGTTATGATAATTCAGAAGGAAGAGTTGGGATTATAGATGGTCAAAAAAGATTGCAAATTGCAAACATTCTTGGTTTGAAAGATATACCAATTAGAGTTATTGTAAATCCTATGAACCAAGATTTAAACGGTTCACTTACTACTGAAAAAAGAATATTTGAAGACCCTGAATTAAACAAAATTTTAGACAGAGAAAAAGAAATTAAACGTGTATTAGATACGCTTGTTTTGTCTGGATATAATGGTGATAAATTTGCATATGAATTAGTAGATGAACTTCAAGTTCCAATTGTTAGAAAAGAAAGATACAAAGAGATTTCAGATGCTATTAAAGAATTTAGAGTTACAAAACCTAAAGGATACAAAACAAAAGAAGAAATTAAATTAACAAAAGAAATGTCAAAAAATATTTTCAAAAACACTGTAGAATTTGGCGGTTCTACACATGGTATGAAATATGTTTCAGATTTTAAATCAAGCGGATATGCAATAGCAACAGAGGGAAATGAAGTTAAAATAAAAAGTTCAGATTTTAAATCAAATGATATTTTAGATTATGTTTATTCACATGAAAATATATTAAAATCAAATGATAATTATAATATTGGAACATGGCAAAATCAAGAAGATGGTTATACATATTTAGATATATCGGAAGTATATCCTTCTGATATGAACATTGCAGAAGTATTAAAAATTGCCAAAGAAAGAAAACAATTAGCGGTGTTTAATTTAGAAACATTTGAAGAAATTAGAGTAGAAAAAGATGAAATTTATTCTGATGGTCAAATTGAACAAACTAAAGAAAATGGAACTAAAATTGGTGACACATCTGAATTTAAACCTAATTATACAGTAGGTAGAAGCAATCCTAAAATAAAAGAATATACAAATGTTTCTGTTGATATTTTAAGTCAAATTCAAGACGTTGATAGAATTGGTCAATATGGTGCCTATAATAGTGATATAGGAATAAATGAAACTATTGAACTTGCTAAAGATATTGCTGAAAACGGATTTAAAAGTTTTGTTTATATTGAATATAATCCTGAAACAGGTAATATTGTTTTAGGAGAAGGAAATCACAGATTACAAATCGCTCAAATATTAGGATTAAAAGATATTCCTGCAAGAGTTGGAATAGGCACAGGCAAAAATGCAAATTTTGAAACTCTAAATATAGGCAAAAATTTAGTTGAAGGTGGATATGGAAGATTTTGGGATAATGGCCCTGAATTTGAAACTATAATTAAAGCATTGGCAAAATCAGAGGAAAGAACTGAACCAATGACTTTTACAAAATCTAGTCTTAAGAAAATTAGAAACAATAAATTAAATACCCAAATAAATAACGCTATTTCAGATTTGAAAAAAGAAGTCATAAAACAATACGAAGAAGAAAAGGATTATTTGGTAGAGTTAGAAAATGATTATAGTGAAAAAGAAGTAAATGATGATGACATTGTTGAATATATGATTTATGATGATTTGGGATTAGAAACAAAAGATTATGACTTAGAAAAAATCGATAATGTTAGAGAAAATATAAAAGATTTAGAAGAAAAACTTAATATGTTGGAAGAATATGAAGGAAATCCATTATTTTATTATAAAACAGAAGAAAATTTTATTGATGATTTAATTGAAATTCAAAATAAATATGGTTTTTACGAAAAAGATTGGATTTTAAATTTAGACAGTATTGTTGAAAAAATTAATAGCGATTATGAAATTGATTATCAACGTTTTTCAAAAAACGAAGGTAAAAAAACTGAAATCATTGAAGCAATTCAAGAATTTAAAATTGATAAAAGTACATCTGAAGAAGTTTCTATTCAAAGAGATATGGTGGATGTTAAAAATGCAATTAATGGTTTAGATGTAATTGGTGTTGGAATTGATTATATTAACGGAGTAAGACAAAAACCTATTGTTTATTACGAAGGTGACACTATTTCTGAACACACATTTTATTATGACAAAAATCAAATCGCAAAAGAAATTTATAAAAGAAACTTTATTGGAGAAACTATCGATGAAGAAGGTAATGAGGTAATTTGTTAGAGGTGATTAAATGAGATGGAAATATCCTAACGACCCACAAAAGAAATGGCAACCATCTTCTGTTCAAGTGGAAAAAGAAGTTAAAAGTAAAAAAGATGGATTGCAAAATTATTATGATACTGACAAAGTTTTATATGATGGTCACAAATTTGACAGTGCTTTAGAAAAAAGATTTTATATATCACTTAGAGATATGAAAAAAAATAATCTAATTAAAGATTTTAAATGTCAAGTATCTTACGAAATTATACCGACAACTAAGTTAGAAGGTATGAAAAGAGCGAATAGAAAAACTACTTACACAACTGATTTTGTTGTTGAAATGGAAGATGGAAGAGAATTTATTATCGATAGCAAAGGGTATTCAACAGATGTTTTTAAGTTAAAGAAAAAAATCTTTGAACATAAACATCAACAAAGAATTTATGTATTGAAAAATTTGAACGAATTAGACAATTTAATATTAGGCGGTGAAAATAATGGCTGATACATGTAGTGGCAAAAAAATGGTTGAACACATAGAAAAAACTACTCCTGATGTAAAAGTAACTACTGGTGAAAGACTTGTTAAAAGAATAGATGATGCTATTAATAATAGTGGTAAGGCTATTCAAAAACTTATTAATAAAATTTCTCCAAAAACAAAAAAGGAATATAAAAGTCAATTATCAACACAAAATGAAGTTACAAAAGGTTTAGAAAAGATAATTGAAAAAAGACAAGACACAACAGGTGAGGTTGAACAAAAAGGTATTGTTAGGAGCATTGTTGACAGTATTAAAAACATGTTTAGAGCATTTAAAGATGTAGACAATTATGAAATACAACAAGCCTTAATTACACAACAACAAAGTGGTGCTATGGCTGAAGATGCTATCCAAAAGCAATTAACATATATGCTAAAAGATGCTTCTGTTGATGAACTTAGACATTTACAAAAAATTATATTAACTGGCAGTATGGTTGACAATCATTTAGAAGATATGAGAGTTCCTATGCAAGATAGTATTATTGATGAAATTAAAAATAATCCAAATCTTGATTATGAACAAGTGCTAGAAGAAATTAAAAATAGTCCTGAAATAAAAGAGTTTGTAAATGGTAAAAAGGAAACAATTAAAAGGCTTAAGAAACAAAATAGTAAAAATAACGAAATTTTTAAAGAGTTAGAAAAAGAAAAAAAATATTATAATAAGCGTAAACAAGAAGTTAAAGAAAAATTGAAAAATGAAACGGACGAAAAAATAATTACTAATTTGAAACAAGAAATTTCTTATATTGAAAATCAAGTAAAAACAATTGCCAACAAGCAAAGTGTTCATAATGAAAATACAAAAATGAATAATTCTGAAATTAAAAAAATAACAAACAATCTTGAAAGCGATAAATACATGAAAAAAATGTATGAAAATCAAATTCATTTAAACTCCGTTATTGAAATAAGAGAAGAATATTTTGGCAAAGATTATGTTAAAAGAGAAATGATGCAAGATGAAACTTTATCACTTAAAGATGTTGACCCAAACTCTATACTTGGTCAAAATGAAAAATTATTAAATGTTTTTAAAGCAAGAAAAAAAATGTATAATGATGTTAAAAATGAGTTTGTAAATAGAGCCAAAGAAGTTTTGAGCCCTAAACAAACAAGACAAATAATGGATAGTTTGCAACGTTTTGACCGCTATTATAAAAACATTGTTAGAGATGTAGAAATTTCTGTTGCTAATTTTAAAAATGGTAAATCGTTAGCGGATTTTGCAACAAGCCTTAATAATAAAAATGTTGGTCAATTTATTCAACGTATGGGAACTAATAAAGATATTGACAATAACTTTTTATATGTTGACCAGATTGCTTTAGGACAACTTTATCAACAACGTATTCAATTAGATATGATTGAAACATTACAAAAGTATGATTTAAACAAGCAAGTTTTAAAAGATTATCAAAATGCTATACAAAATGAATTAAATGGTTTTGTTCAAAGACTTGAAAATGACGAAATGACTAAGCAAGATAAAAAAGTATTTGATAAACTTAAAAAAATTACCAAAAAAGTAAGAATTTTATTAGAAAACAATTTTAATGTTGATAGACAACTCATCCAAATTTTAGAAGATATGGAAAGTGATGAATTTGTTGGTGAAGTAAATGGCGAACAAATGAATGTTTTTGATAGATTTGATTATGTTTTCAAAGAAGCAACTCAATATATTGATGACAAATTTAAAAGTGAAGTTGATAATAATGTAATGACAAATTTTTATAATACACATCCAGAGTTTAAAAACGTGATTGAATATTTAATTGGCCAAAACATTGAAACACCAAATTTGGCGGAATATAAACATTTTTTACAAGTGTTTGCATCTACAAATTTCAAAGGTAGTTCAACAGCAAATGAATTGTTAAGTATTTTAAATCAAAGAAACCAATATAAAAAATCTATTGAACAAACAATGGATAGTCAATACAAAGATTTTTTACCAAAAGATTATTTAAAAACTCACATGATTACAACTTCTAATGGTAATCCTTTATCTTACTATGTTGGTAATAAAAAAATTAATCAAATTAGATTAACTGGTTTAGTAGATATTCAATATGATAACCCTGAAGTACTTTCAACGGAAGTTATGAACCAATTATTAGTTGCTATGGATGATACATATTTAGATGTACTATTACAAAATCAAGAAGTAATGATTATTCCAAAAAATATTGGTAACGGTTTAATTGAGAGTATGACACCACCTAGAGATTTAGGTATAGCAACAAGATTGTTTAATAAATGGTTGCGTCCATTAATGATTTTATCACCTGAACGCATTTTAAAGTTTAATTTAAATACCGCTTTTATGAGTGATGTTTATAGAATGGCACAAACAAATCCTATGGCATTAAGAAACGTTAAAGAAAGTATTAAAATTATTGGTGAATATTACAAAACTGGTAAAGTGGTCAATAAATTTGACCCAAAAGATAGTACTTACGATAACAAAGAAAAAATATTTTATGAGTTTAGAAAATTATTTGGTGGTCAATTTGATAGAGAAATGCAAGTTATTAATCAAAAAATATCGAATAATCAATGGGATAAACTTGAAAAAGAAATAGAAGAAATAAGTAATAGTAAGCGTAGTGAAACAAATAAAGCAAAACGAATGCTTAAAAAATATCTTGATATCGTTGGTACAGCAACAAATTTTAGAGAAATGATTTTACGACTGTCTTATGGTTTAGAAACGGCAAGAGAAATTGATAGTGGAAAAGAAATTCATTATGGTGCTTCTAAAAAAGGACAATTAAAACAATTGTTAGATAATGGAGAAAACTTTAAATTTGTTAGTGGTGTCGCAAATCAAAACTTTATTGCTTATAAAGAAGCAGGTAGAATGGCAAAATTTGTAAACCGTTCATTTATGCCTTTCTTCTTATTCCCAGAAGGTAATGTGAAATGGCATTACAGACTATACCAAAACTACATTTCAGAAATATTTGATAACAATATATCGTATAGAAGAAAATTGGAAAATACAGGTAAAATTGGTGTTTCACTAACTCTACAATTAGGTATTGCTCAAGCGGTATGGAACTTGTTGCAAAGAAGTATGTTTGGAGCACCTGAAGATGAAGAAATACCAGAATATCTCAAAGGAGAAGAAATGCCACTTGATGATTTACTTTCAAGTGTTGGAATTGAAACGAACAACTATTTACAATTGGGACCACTTGTTGCAAACAAATTTAATTTAGCACAAGATGTTATGAGTTTTGTTCCAGAAGTTAATGAAGATGAATGGCTCTTAAAATATGGTAAAAGTTTTATGGGTAGAGTTACACCGTTGTTAAAAGCACCTTATGAAATATTTATGGGTGGTGATTACTATTCAGACGGAAACATGTATCCAGTTAATGACAAATATACTTTCGGAGATAATGTAGCAAGAAAAACTGCTAGTTTATTTGGTGTTTCTAAATCTTTTGATTATTGGTATGATTATATTAATAATTATCCAGATGAATATAATTTAAGTAGTGATAACGTATTACAAGGCACTGTTGGATATGCTCAAATGATGGCTGAATATCAAGGTAACTTTGTTACACAAAATAACAATGAAGCACACCAACAAGTGAAATCTATGTTATATAATTATATGGAAGAACTTGGGAAACCTTACAATCCTAATCCTGGTTATGCAACAGATAAAGACAGATTAAAAAATGCAATAAAATTAGGAATTAATTATAATGACCAAGAATACATTGATAAAATGGTTGCTGAATATTACGATTATTTATTAACCCAAGAAGGCAAAACATTTAATGAAGCAAAATCGCAAATTGAAAGTTTATTTAAAGGTCAATCTTTGCTTCATATGGGTAACTTAAATAAATTAGAAAGAACTCAATTTATAAAAAGTTTGTCAGTTAGTGAATATGAATTATTTAGAAAAGCAATGCAATATGAAAAAACAATGTTTGGTAAATATTATGGATTTTTAATGTAAGGTTGTGATTTAATGGAAAAATTTCAAATACAAATAGAACCTACTGAAAAGCAAAAACAATTACTACAAAGCGTTCTTTTATACACAAGAACGTTTTATGGTGGTTCTGCTGGTGGTGGTAAAAGTTATGGAGCAATGTGGGTAGCAGGTATATTATTAGATTTATTTCCAGGTGTTGTTATAAGAGCAATACGTGAAACATTTTCTGCTGTTGAACAAAACTTAGTTGCTAAATTTCTTGAAATATATCCTGAAAAAACAAAATCAGGAGAACGTATTTATCAGTATAATAAAGGTGACAACATTATAACTTGGCACAATGGCTCTAAATTGATTTTTGATTATTCACAGAGTTTAAGAGATGCAATGTCTAAACAAGGTTTAGAACAAGATATTTTAATGATTGATGAGGTTGTAAGTCATCAAGTAGATGAAATAAAGTATTTAATAAATCGTACACGTTCAAATATACCTGAAATTGGTGGTTTTGGTAAAATTATTTTTACTGGAAACCCAATTGGACCATCTTTAAATTATGTAAGAAAAGAGTTTGTTGAAAGTACTGAATATGGTAAATATTATGCGCTTAAAAAAGTTCGTTCAAGAGTTGACCCATCTATAGTTTATGAAATTAAACTTGCGTTTATTGAAGCAAAATTAATACATAATAAATATTTGATGGAAACTGGTTACGAAGCAAATATACTTGAATTATCTGAAAACCTACAAAAAGTTTATCTTGATGGAGATTGGTATGTATCACTTGGTGCGCATTTTGATTTTGAAGAAAAATATCATACGTACAAAAAAGGTGAAGTTGAAATCAAAGATGAATGGCGCAAAGCAATTTCTATGGACTGGGGTATTAATGATAAATGTTCTATTCATTGGTATGCTATTGATGAAGATGGTGTAAGATATGTTTATAGAGAATATTATCAAAACAATAAACATATAGAAGATGTTGGAGCAGAAATTCTTGCTTTAACAGAAGAAGAAATAGAATATATGATTTTACCTCATGACCTTTATAGAAAACAAGTCACTGCAATTAGAAATGAAGACGGTATTGTTGTCGGAGATACACCTGCTGAAGTTTTAGAAGGCATTGTTCCATTTACAACAATAAGAGCAGATAGTTCAAAAGGTAGTAGAAAACGTGGTTGGAGAGCATGTCATAGAATGTTATATTTAGAAAGAGATGATGACGGATACAAAAAAACACGTATAAGAATTAGTGAAGAATGTCCTAATTTAATTTCACAATTGAAAACAATTGAAAGTAAAATTGAAGACCCAGAAGAAATAAAAGACAATCAAGAAGACCACGCTGTTGATGATTTTAGATATTATTGTGACACCTCTTTCACCAATGAACACACGCCACCTAAAGAGCCAAAAGATATTCCTGGAACTCCTGGATATTGGAAAGAAAAACTTTTTAAAAAAAAATTAAATAAACATAAACCAGAATTGTATTATTAAATGAAAGGAGAAAAAAATGAAAAAAATATTTTTAATGTTGATTTTGATTTTATTCTTTTTAACATCCTGTTCCGAAAAACCTTATGATACTTGTTCAAACGAATGGGATAGTCATATGGAAGAAAAAGCATTATTGGTTGTTAGTTATACTACTTATTGGCTTGATTTTGAAGAAGGTAGTGTTCAGGTTGCTAAAAAAATTTATGAAAACGCATTAAATGGAGATTATAGCGAAGTTTGTATTACTGTATACCCTGATGATTTACCAACATTTAAAGGTGCTATTTTATTAGATGGTACACCGTTAGACCAAAATATTGTAGAAGAGTTACAAGAACAAATAAAAACAGATGAAGAATAGGAGAAAATATGGGAAAATATACTATAACTAAAACAGAAAGACCTGGATATTGTGAATTAAGTGGAAATGAAAGAAAAAAAGCCAATCTTGTTATTAAAAATAAAAACTCAAGATTTGGCATTGGTTCATTTTTTGTTAACGATGAAACTTTTTATGATGCAATTAAAAACGCAGACAAAGATATTCAAGAAAAAATATTATCTATTTTAAATCCTATAAATGATACAAAAGTGGATAAAGTTATAAATAAAAAAATTGTTTTATCTGAAAAAGAAAAAGAACTTTTGAATTATGATTTGCGTAAAATTAAAGATGATGAAAAGAAAGAAAGATTTTTAACTGCACTAACTAAACTTGCTGATAAGTATAAAATAGATTATAATAGCATTAAAGAGGACGATTATAAAAAACTTAGAGATTTATTAATTGAAAAATTAGTATGATAGGAGATTAGAATGAATATTGAATTAATTGGATTTATTATTTTATTTGTATTGTTTTTAGTTTATATTATTTTTACTGAAATTAGAATTATAAAAATTGACAAAGACCACAGAAAAGAACGGTCGTATTTATTAAAGTCTGTTTTAGATGAAGCAGATATTAGAAAACAAAGAGAAGAAATGGATAAAGACAGAAATGCTTATTTAAAATTAGAACGTGACAAAATGATGATAAGTGGAGATATGAAAGAACTTAAACCGAAAGAATTTTATGAAGATGAATATATTGAAGACAACATGGTCGGAGATTACGAAAAAGCAGTTCAACAAACGAATGAGGCTATTAAGAAAAGTCAAAAATAATAACGTTAGGAGTTGTTAAATATGCCAAATTTTGATTTTGGAAAAAAGTTAGATAAATCAATTACTGAAGAAAATCAAATTGTAGGTGCTATAAAAGAATTATATGATAGCAACATAAATCAATTAAGACCACTTTATCAAAGTTTGTTATTAAACATGTCTTATATATCAGGAGACCAATATAAATTTATTGACCCTGATACAAAAAAACTTAAAGATTTTTATAGAATAGGTGGTTACGAAGAAAGAGAAGTTTATAACTTAATGCGTAATATGAAAACAACATTTAAAGCACGCATTACTCAAAAAAAACCATATCCTTTTGCAACTCCTATTACGACAAAAGAAAAAGATAAACGAATAGCCAGTATAACAAACGCTGTAATTGATGATGAATGGGAAAAACAAAACATAGAAGACAAGATAGATATAATTGGTGAATATCTTGCAACCTTTGGTTCTGCTTTTTTAAAAGTTATTTGGAACAACGAACTTGGTGACAGGATTTTTCCTGACATAGAAAATATTATTAATCAAGTAGAAAATACAAATTATTTAAATCCAGATATGAAAGAAACGTTATTAAATAATTTATATCGAAAAAAAGATATTTATGAAGGTGATGTTCAAGTTGATGTTTTAACACCTTTTGAATTTCAAGTTGATAGTATTTCAAGAAGAAACTTAGAAGAAGCACAGTACTGTATTCATTCAAGAATTTATCATAAAGATGTATTAAAACTTTTATATAACCTTAAAGATGATGATTTACCTGATGAAGAAATAAATGCTGTGACAATGCAAGAAGGTAGTGTTTCAAATGGTTTGGGATATGTTTATAATAATAACGGTTTTTCAACATCAAGATTAAAAGACCATAATATTTTACACGAATATTATGAAAGACCAAGTTTAGAATATCCGAACGGAAGGCTAATTATAAGTGTTGGTAAAAAAATAGTTTATTATAAAGAAAAAATTCCTTACAACGTTGGAAGAGATAATAAACCAGATTTTCCATTTATTAGAATTGTTGCAAGTGAAGAAATTGGAAACTTTTATGGGGCAACTCCAATATCAGATTTAAGACCTATTCAAAGAAAATATAATAGTGTTCAAAATAGAAAAATGGAAGCATTGTCTAGAATTGCAATTGGTCAATGGAAAGTTGCTGAAGGAAGTTTAAGTCAGTCAACAGAACTTAACAATACGCCTGGTAATATTATTGGTTACAGAAATGGAAGAAAACCTCCAGAAAAAGTTGTTGACCAAACAAATTTAACAGAATTTAGAAATGAAATTGAAAGTTTAAATAGTCTATTTGTTAAAGTTCCAGGTTTTTCTGCATATGACGTTACACAAATTAATAGTGCAGTGAGAAGCGCTACACAAATGTCTATGCTTATGGAACAAGAGGATTTAAGAATGATAACTCCTGTTTTGCAAATCGCAAGAGGAATTAAATATTGGGCCAAATTCACAATTAGACTTTTACAACAATATACAGTTGGTCAGCGTTTTGTCAAATATCAAGAAAAATATGATAATGACTTGGGTTGGAACAAAGATTTAATTAATGACAATATTCATATTAAAAATAAAAATGCATTAGTTAAGTCTCCAGCACAACAACAACAAATGTTGATGGATTTAATGGGTATGGGAATATTTGACGAACAAAATAGATATGGATACGACAATACTATGTTAGCATTAGAAAGTTTTGGAATGGGTAGTTTTAAAGCGGATGTAAATATACCACACAAAAAGGATATTGAAAAAGCAAAGAGAGAAAACAAAAGAGCGGTCAGACAAATGTTAATTGATGTAGACAAAGTTGTAGACAATCATATGGTACATATTAAGGAACATTCTGATTTCTTAAAATCTGAAGAATACGAAGAAATTATGATTGGTCTAGACCCACAAATTGCAATTGAAGTAGATAAAATGTTGCATGACCACATTGAAAAACATCAAATGATTTTACAAATTAAAGCAACAAATATCGCTTTAGCGCAACAAAGAGCAAGATAAGTCAATTACAAAGATTAAAAAAACATTTTGACAACAATTACTATTAGTTATATAATAAAACTATAAAAGAATAACCTTTTGATGGAGCAGTTTACTGTAACCCTGATAAAGAGTTCTAAAAAAGGAGAAATTAAAAAATGAATTATTTCGATTTATTAAACACCGTTTATTACTCGCCTGGTGATGATGCTGGTACAACTGGTGATGCTGATACTGGTCAAGGTGGAGACGTTGGAGCAGATGAACAAGAAACTGTAACCCAAAGTTTCAAAATAGGCAACCTCGAAGTTGACCCAACAACAAAAGAAGGTCAACAAAAAATTCTTGAAGCGTATGGAAATCTTCAAAAAGCACATACAAAATCAACTCAAGAATTGAGTAAAATTAAAAAAACTCAACCGAAAAAAACTGAAACAGACAACAAGAGTAACACTGACAAAATTGATGAAAGATTTAATTACATCTATGAAAAGCAAATTAATCAAGATTTAAAAGAAATGAAATCTAATGCTATTGAAGATTTTAAATCTCAATACCCAGAAGATATTGTTAAAAAAGCAGAAGGAATTTTGAAAAAAGATTTAGATAGTTTGGATAAATTAGATGTAACAAAAAAAGAACATTTAATCAAAAGCCAAAACCTTTCTTTCTTATTCAATAAGGCTATTGCTGAAAGTATGAAGAAATCTAATAATACAAAAAATGACCCTAAAAAAGATATTAATAATTTTAAACCCCAAGAAGACCTTCCACCTAATCCAGGAAAAAGTGACGGAAACAACATTCCTGGAGAAGAAAATCCTGCTGATTTATACAAAAATGATGACAGTTTTAAAAGGGCTGGAGAAATGGCTAAGAAAGCAAGACGACTTCGTTCAGGAGAAGGTGTAAGAAACCAATAAAATAAGGAGTGAATTAAATGCCAAATACAGGTGCAAGATTTAATGCTACTGAAATTCAAAATAGTTTATTTGAATTTTATTTACCAAGTTTTAGACAAAATATTAAAGACCCTGACAAACACTATTTCATGAACCAAATGGAGCAAAACAATTACCAATCAATGAGTGGTAAATATGCTGTTTACGGATTGAAAAAAGGTGTTCAAGGTGGTGCAGGTTCAATTAGCGATATTGCTGATTACAAAAATCCATCTACTGCTGGTGTTGCTCAACAAAAAGTATACACACGCAACTTGACAGCATCTTGTTTAATTGATTTAAAAACAATTGCTCAAGGTGATAATCGTGGTGCATTTGAAGATTTATTAAGTTCTGAAATGGCGGATATGCTAATCAGTGCTAAAAACGATAAAGCACGTCAAATGTTTACATCACAAACTGGTGTAATTACAACAGTTGCTACTGCTTTAACAGATGAAGATTTCACTGCATCAGGTGGAGTAGATGTGGTTGTTGATAATGTTCAACGTTTCTCAATTGGTATGAGAGTTGATATTTTAGATGTATCTGGTAGTTATGCAGTTTTAGCAGATGAATTAGAAGTTGTTAATATTGATAAAACAAATAAGAAAATATACCTTCAATCAACTGATTATACTGCCAAAACAGTTACTTTAATCAGTGTTGCTGAAGATGATGTAATTGTCAATGCCGATGCTTACAATGTTGAAATTAGCGGTTTAGAAGATGCTTTAACTACTGGAAATACTTATCATGGTATTAATAGAACAACAAATCATTGGTACAATCCTCAAGTAAATTCTATTTCTACTTATTTATCTGAACAACATCTTCGCGAAGCAAAAGATGAAGTTGATATTAACGGTATGGGTATTGTAAATCTTGTTGTCGCAAGACACCAAGTTGTTCGTGGTTATGAAAGTGAATTAACTGCTCTTAAACGTTTTGGAGAAGTAGGAAACTCTAAAACTATTGCTGGTGGTTATAAAGCGTTATTACATGATGAAGACCCATTTGTTAAAGATTATTATTCAACAGCATCAGTTGTTTACGGAATTAATAAACCTACTTGGGATAAACTTGTTTCAAAAGAATGGGATTTCGATGATTTTGATGGAAACTTATTTAAACAAACAAGCGGACCTCGTTACAAACTTAATATGATTGAGTTTAGTAATATCACTACTCACAATCCAAGAAGTAACTTCATTATTAGTGGAGTAACAGAAGGATGGAACGCATCTTAATAATTAATAATTAAACCGACTATTTTTTAGTCGGTTTTTTTGTTGTTGAAATAAACTATTAATTATTATATAATTAAAATATAAGAGCATATAATAAGAAGGTGGTTTATTTGAGTTATAAAAAAGAAGATATATTATATCATTTAGAAAAAATATCTGTTGACCCAAGTCATATTAACGATATACAAGATATGGAAATGTTTAATTTAATATCTACTTCATTAGAAAATGGAGAGTTAGCAGATGTTCAAAAAAAAGAAAATACCAAACAAAAAAATGCTATGGCCCAAACAAAATATCAAGAACATTTTAAACAATTTGATGATAATACAAAAGTGCATAACAACCAATATAAAAATAAAAGGTAGGTGAAATTATGATAAGAAATGATGAACTAGCAAGATTTGATGATGGTGACATAACACCTAACGAAGGCGACACAAGAGAAAGTGATGGATATATTTATTATAACGGAGAATGGATACCACCACAAGAATATCAAGATATAATGTCAAGAACTGATACAGAAGAAGGTAGACCTGATTGGGTTGAAAGTTTAATTGCTGGTGGTGGATTAAGTGGAACTCAAACAACACCAGGAGAAACTATAACCATTGAAGAATTTAAAAATATGATTGGTAATATGACAACTGAAAGAGGCGCAACTTTATCTCAAAAAGAAGTTATGAAATTGTTTGAAGAAAATTTTAATGTAGATTTAAATGAAATGATTGAAGTACCAGATAGTTCATCTATGTACGGTTATAGAGAAACTTATGCAAATCAAGATTTAAGAAAAGAATTTTCAGAAATATGGCAAGATTATTATTCAACAACTGAACCTTTGGTTGAAAGTGAACAGTTACTTACAGAAGAAGATTACGAAAAGCAACAAGAAGAACAAGAATTACAAGAAGATTATAGTAAAAATTTATCTGAATATGGACTTGAAAGTTTTAAAGATGATACAACCGATACAACTGATACAACTGATACAACTGTGACCGAAAGTGAAAGCATTTTTGAATTAGATGAAGGATATGCTAAAGAACAAGCGGAAATGTATACAACATTACGTGAACAAGATATATTAAATCAAATATTACAAGGTCAAAAAGGTGCTGTTGTTGGTCAACTTGGATTAGAAGAAATGCAAGACAAATATGGCATAAGTGGCGGATTAGCATTGTCTCAAGAAATGCAAAGACAAGCGCAAGTTTCATCTCAACTTCAACCTTTGCAATCAGAACTTTCTGGATTGCCTTACGAACAACAATTGTTGGAAGATGAAATTAAATCTACACAAGCCCAAAGACAAAGTAATGCGCAATTAAGTAATTTAGAATTACAAAAAATGCAACTTGAAATTCAAGGGTTATTAGACCAACAAGCATATATGGATTTGCTTACTGGTGGAGATGAATAATAATGAACATTTGTACTGGTAAAATTAATGGAGTCAAATGTAAATATTTTGATGAAGAATTTAAACAATGTGACAATTCAAATCGTTCACACAAAATTGCAAAAGATTTAAAATCTTGTAAATATTACAAACAATCAAATGGCGTTAAAGTTAATGAAACACTAGAAATTGTACCATCCATAACTGATGATTTAATAAAAAGTATTAACGAAGATAGTGCGCAAGTTGAAACATTTCAAAACTTTTTATCATTAAAACAAGACGAACAAAAATTTGTATTTTATGTAATGGTTCACAATTTAGACCCACAAGATGCTGTTAAAAAAGTTTTTGAAATTGAAGATGATAAAGAGGAAATAAAAACAAGAAATAAAAAGTATTATTTACTTAATAAACCACAAGTAGTTAAAGCAATGAAAGAATTTGCTAATACAGTATTTCAAGATGTTTTAGAAATTCAAGGTCTTAAAATTGCAAAAAAATTAACAGAAGCAAGTGATGTTGCAGTTGGTAATATGATACAAGATTACATAGATAAAAAAACCGATGCAGATGGTAATCCAATTGTAAGACACAGTGATATTTTAATGGCAAATAAAATTCACGCAGATACACAAGCAAAATATAAAAAACAATTAGATTTATCATCAAGTGGTGGTGTTATTACATTTGGTAATGGCCAGCAATTAATGGATATAATTGGAGAATTAAAAGAATTACCTGCTAAAGAAGTAGGAGAATAGGTGATAATATGGCTGTAAAAAGAATATCAGACAATGCACTTGTGGATTGGTTGACAAAAGAAAACAATCAAAGCAACATTAGATTTCGTGATATAAACCAAATGCAAGATACTTTAAAAAAAGGTATTAATAAAAATTTTGTAGATATTTTTGGATTAAAGAATGGAAAAATAAATGCTGGAAATGCTTCAAAACTTGGTGGTGCAAGTTTATATAAAACAACTGATGAAGATTATACAACAAACGAAATACCAAATACAGACACAGATATACTATCTTCTAAGGCTTTGCTAAATTATATTATCAATACATATTATAATATAGATGATATTGACGGCTTTTTAGATAATTATTTATTGCTATCTGGTGGAATAATGACAGGTGATATTGATTTAAATAATAACAATGTTATTAACATTGGTAAAATATCATTCGGCACAGCCAGTGTTTTTGAAAATCCTGGAGACACAAGATGGAATAGTGATTTATTATGTTTGGAAACTCTTGTAAGTGGAACAGGAAGTAATCAGGTTATTATTCAACACTCAAGAGAAAATCATAAACAACTTAAAAACGATACTGGTAGCAATCAACCAAATGGTAAAGTTGCTTATATTAGTGGTGCTCCAGGTGCAAGTTCTAATGCCCAATTCAAATTAGCAACAAATACTGATGATGATATTGCAATGAGAACAATAGGTTTATTAACCGAACCAATAGATAGTGCCCAAAAAGGTATTGTCGCAACAAATGGCGAAGTAAAAGATATTAGCACATCATTATTATCTGGTACAGCAGAAGTTGGAAAACGTGTTTATCTAGCAACAAATGGAAATATGACAATGACTAAACCAACAGGAAATATTGTATGTGTATGTTTAGGTGTCGTTACACAAACTGGTTCAAGTACTTTTAATGTATTAGTTACTGTTAATGCTTTTCCTAAATTAGAACAATTAAGTGGTGTAGAAGGCACATTTGAAACTGGTTCTATATTAGTTAAACAATCAGACGGAACATATGCCCCTGTTATTTTTCAAGATGAGTTAGATAATTATCAATTGATAAGTGAAAAAGGAGAGGCAAATGGATATGCGCCTTTAAATAGTTCAACTAAAATTGACGCAATTTATTTACCTTCTTATGTTGATGATGTTATTGAATATAATACAAAGGCTGATTTACCTTTAACTGGTGAAAGTGGTAAATTATATGTTGTGCTTGCAGATGAAACAAGCGATAACAATACAAGTACTTATCGTTGGGCAACAACAGTATATGTAAAAGTCACTGATACATTAAGCGCAAGTGAAGTTAAAATTCTATATGAAAGCAATTTAAATACAAACGCATTTACTGATGCTTATAAAAGCAAACTAGATGAAATAGATGATTTGTTTGACGCAAAAATATCTATTGATTTGAGTTATCCAAACAAAGTTACATCTGATGATGATGATAAAATTTTCATTACTGATAGTGGGAATTTACATGCACCAAGATATATTACTCGTAAACAATTTATTGATAGCATTATTATAGATGGTGATATTTTCAATGGTGCTACTGATTATTCTCCAGAGGGACTAGGCGCATATTCAAGCGCAGTCAGTACAATCCATACAGGTATTGCTGATACAAACGCCGACTTTTACGTAGATATTACAACGTTATCAAGCGGTGATGTTTATCGTGTGACAGTACCAACATTAACCGATAACACCCAAGTTGCAAGATTTAGCGGTGATGGTGCTTTAGCAAGTGGCGCTACGTATTATAATGTTAAACTTAATGATATGTTTGTCAAGGGTAGTGATATTGAGGGGCAAGATATTGAATTGAAATTTGATGGTAGCATTGTTGAATTAATTGAGTTTGTTGATGATACCGAAGTTTCTTATGTCGAGCGTAATGAATTGTATAATTGGAAACGCAATCACAAAGTATTCCCAATTCAAGTAACAGCAGGCGCATTTGATTTTAGCGTAAACACAGGAAATCCAACTTGGTATTTTGATGAAGTACCTGCCGAAATAGGCGCAAGTTATTCAACATCATTACGACCAACTTGTACATTGACTAAATCACAAATTGTATATTTAGTAGTTGATAATTTTAGCGCTTCAAGTATTGAATTAAAAGATAATGGAACTGATGCTCGATATGTTGGAGATTTACAAGATTTACCAGCATTAACTTATCTTTTAGATTTATATAATTGCACAAACATAACAGGTTCACTTGCTGATTTACCAGCATTAACTTATTTTTTAGATTTATATAATTGTACAAATGTAACAGGTTCACTTGCTGATTTACCAGCATTAACTTATTATTTGAGTTTAACTAATTGCACAAACGTAACAGGTTCACTTGCTGATTTACCAGCATTAACTTATCTTTTAGATTTATATAATTGCACAAACATAACAGGTTCACTTGCTGATTTACCAGCATTAACTTATCTTTTAGATTTAACTAATTGCACAAACGTAACAGGTTCACTTACTGATTTACCAGCATTAACTTATTATTTAAGGTTAGTTAATTGCACAAACGTAACAGGTTCACTTGCTGATTTACCAGCATTAACTTATCTTTTAGATTTATATAATTGCACAAACATAACAGGTTCACTTGCTGATTTACCAGCATTAACTTATTATTTAAGGTTAGTTA